TAGATGAGGATGATTTTGAAGTCAGTCCCGCAATTTCAAGAACATTCACGATGTTCGAGGTTGATGGTAAAACAAAAAAGAAAAAACAAAAAAGACCTATACCTAATATTCCACAATCAACAACATTTAATTATGAATTAGGTGTTAATGAACTATCTAAAGAATTTGAATACACTTGTAATATGTCACTAATAAAGTCCGAAAATGTATCTTCATACGATATATACATAAATGATTTTTATTTTGGTTCGGATTTATTCGAAATTCGAATTAACACCAATGATTTGTTAAAAATAGATATTGTGAAAAACGACACTAATTTGGTTTCTACTTTAGAGTTTTCTGAAGATCTTTTGTAATTACTCTCCGTATATATCTCTTTTCTCAGTACATTTTTCTAAAATTAGATGTTCTAAAAACTTGTACATTTTTATTCCTCGTTTATCACAATATTTTTTTAGTATCTCATGTACTGAGATGTCAATCTTCAAATTTTTTATTTTCTTATTATCCTTAGACATAATGGTAGAAAAAAGTCAGAATAAAATCTTACCAAAATATAAATACTTTTTGTTTTGTAAAGTTTTTGCTTAATAAATGAATATTTATAAGAAAATAAAATAATTAATCGGGAAAAAATAAATTATGGCAACTAACAGTAAAGTATTTGTTTCACCTGGAGTTTATACATCAGAGGTAGATTTGAGTTTTGTAGCTCAAAGCGTTGGTGTTACAACTTTGGGGATCGTTGGTGAAACTATTATCGGTCCGGCATTTGAACCTATTTTCATCACTAATTTTGATGAATTTACTCAATACTTCGGAGGTACTTCACCAGAAAAATTTGTGAATACACAAATTCCTAAATATGAAGCGGCTTATATCGCTAAAGCATATTTACAACAATCTAATCAATTATTCGTAACAAGAATATTAGGTTTATCAGGATATGACGCAGGTCCGTCTTGGTCTATAACAACAACGGCCAACGTTGACCCATCTACAATTGATGTGTGGTGTTTAAGTGGAGGGACTTTACCTGAAGATCCTTGTGATCCAATTTGTTTAATTCCAAGGGAGGAAAGTTATTCAATTCCATTTTCCGCATGTACAGATTCACCAACATCGGTGTCATTCTTATCATCATCGGCGTTTCCTCAAGAATTGTTGGTTAAATTAAATGAGTCTTATGAAACACCACAAGGTGGAAATTCAACATTGTTAACTCAACTTCAAGATTTGGTATTTGATGTAATAACAAGTCCTACACCATTCTTGGCTGAAGATGAAAAAATTTATTACTTTGGTTCTGTTGCTGATGAAGATTATTATCACTTATCAATGACAGGGTTTACAGGAACTACAAATGTATTCCAAGTACCATCAATTCCATTTACTGAGAATAATTTATCATCAGGATTTAACGATTCTTGGTATTATTCCTTATTTGACCACGAGGCAATTGGGTTTGGGTATTCAGGATTTTCATTCTTTGGTATAGTACAAAACTTACAAAACTACAGTCCAATTCCAACACCAACACCTACGATAATTGCGTCAGCAACTCCGACACCAACACCTTCGGCACAAAATCCTTGTATAACACCTTCACCACAAGTGAATGTTACACCAACACCATCACCTGTACCTGTTAATTGTTATTCAGGTAATTTGGTCGTTAAAATATATTATTATACAGGTACATCTTACACTCAATATGATAATGTTGTTATTGGTACATTACGTTCTAGAGGAGTTTCATTATATACTAATGATGAAAACCCAACTTACGAAGTTACTGGTACAACAGATGTGTCTTTAAATATGGCAGGTCAGTATTCATCTGTTCTTAAAAACCCATACGCAACATTTGCGGTGAACGCTAAAAACAGATACGGACAAAACTATACTTTTGAAACGTCTTTCTTACAAAACGATCCTGAGTATATTACTAAAGTATTTGGCGTTACTAACTTCCAAAAACCAAGATTAGAAGTTCCTTTATTCTGTGAAGAAAGATTCCAATCATGGTTAAACTATTCTTGGAGAAAAGGTTATATTAGAGGTTTAAATCCAAACCTAATCGAATTAGATTCTGCTCAAAGCGGTGACGTTCATTCAATTGGGTGGTATTTAGATAGATGGCAAACCCCGAGTTCCCCATGGTTAGTTTCTGAACTTAGAGGTAACAAGGTTTATGACCTATTTAAATTCTATACCGTATCTGATGGTGATGGTGCTAACACATTAGTTAAAATATCAATTGTTGATCTATCTTTCTCGAATGGTACATTTACGGTATTAGTTAGAGATTATTTCGATACCGATGCAAATCCTGTTGTACTTGAGAAATTCACAAATTGTGGTATGGATCCTGAACAAAATAACTTTATTGGTGTTAAAATAGGTACATTTAATGGTGAATACGTTTTAAATTCGAGATATGTTATGGTTGAAATTAATGAGGACGCACCGATTGACGCACTTCCTTGTGGGTTCAACGGATTTAACTTTAGATTATATCAAGGAGCTCAACCATCTTTTCCTATTATTAAATCAAAATACAACTTCCCTGGAGAACCAATCTGGAACCCACCTTTCGGTACAAGTACTGGCGTTGATGATGTTATTGTAAGTAGTGGTGATAATATCAGAAGAACATACTTAGGTATTGGTAATTTCTACGGATGGGATTCTTCATATTTTGAATATGTTGGTAAGAGAAATCCTGTAAATAGTTGTGATATCGATGGTATTGATTGGAACTACAGATCGGCTGGTTTCCATATGGATAAAAATGCTTCAGGTATTACAATAGGTGGAGGATTTAGTACAAGTGGAAATCCAAGATTTGTATGTGGTAATTATTCATTCATTAATGATCCTCAAGACCCTGCTAACGACTACTACAGATTATTCGCACGTAAGTTTACTTTATTAGTTCAAGGAGGATTTAACGGATGGGATATCTATAGAGAATCAAGAACAAATACCGATAGATTTGTATTAGGTAGACCTGGTTTCTTAAGGGGAGCTTGTCCATCAGATAGATACCCTAACGCAAGTGGATGGGGAGCATTCAAACAAATATCTGTTGGTGATGGTACTCAAGATTTTGCAAACACTGACTATTACGCATATTTGTTAGGTCAGCAAACATTTGCAAACCCTGAAGCCACAAACATTAATGTATTTGTTACTCCCGGTATTGATTTTATGAATAACTCGAATCTTGTTGAGTCGGCAATCAATATGATTGAATTCGATAGAGCGGATTCGTTATATGTAACCACTTGTCCTGATTACAACTTATTCTCACCAACTACAACAGGAGATGATAACCTAATATACCCAACTGAAGCCGTTGATTTATTGTCTGATTCAGGAATTGACTCAAACTATACGGCAACTTATTATCCTTGGGTATTAACAAGAGATACGGTTAATAACACTCAAATCTATATTCCACCAACGGCTGAGGTTACAAGAAACTTAGCATTAACCGACAATATTGCTTACCCATGGTTTGCAGCAGCAGGTTACACTCGTGGTATTGTAAATTGTATTAAAGCTCGTAAAAAATTAACTCAAGAAGATAGAGACATTCTATATGGTGGAAGAATTAACCCGATTGCAACTTTCTCTGATGTTGGTACGGTAATTTGGGGTAATAAAACTCTACAAATTAGAGAATCCGCTCTTGATAGAATTAACGTTAGAAGATTGTTATTACAAGCACGTAAATTGATTTCAGCAGTATCTGTAAGGTTGTTGTTTGAACAAAACGACGCACAAGTTAGACAAGACTTTTTAAATGCGGTGAATCCTATCTTAGATGCTATCAGAAGAGACCGAGGTTTATATGACTTTAGAGTTACGGTATCAAGTGACCCTGAAGATATCGACAGAAATCAATTGACTGGTAAAATTTATATTAAACCAACAAGATCACTTGAATTCATCGATATTACATTCTACATCACACCTACGGGAGCGTCTTTTGAGAATATATAAGATGTTTGATAATTAAAATAAGAAGGGGGACTTTTGTTCCCCTTTTTAATTTATATGGATATTTATTATTATGAATTACAAAAATTTAGTTAACCAAATTATATCTGAAATAATTCAAGATCAGATGACACCAACAATGAAGTATTATGCTTTTGACTGGGATGACAATCTTATGTATATGCCAACCAAAATTTATTTAAAAGATAAAAATGGAAAAAGTGTTGGTATGTCTACTGAAGATTTTGCAGAATACCGAACTGAGATAGGTAATGAACCATTTGAATATGAGGGTCATACTATTGTAAGTTTTGATGAAAACGCGTTTAGAGACTTCAGAGTTACTGGTGATAAAAAGTTTTTAGTCGATGCAATGAGAGCCCCAATAGGACCGGCATGGGACGACTTTGTTGAGGCGGTTAATAATGGGTCTATTTTTGCAATAATTACCGCAAGAGGACATACCCCAAGTGTTTTAAAAAACGCGGTTTATAATTTAATTCAAAAAAATATGCATGGATTAAATAAAAAAAAACTTGTTAAAAATCTTAGAAAGTATAGAGATATTACTGATGAAGACGATTTATCTGATGACGAACTTGTTAAGACTTATTTGGAGATGTGTAAATGGCATCCTGTAAGTTTCGGAGAAGGTTCAGCTGTCAATCCTGAAGAGTTAAAAGTCAGTGCTATGAGACAATTTATAAAGAATGTTAAAAACCTATCTCAAAGATTACAAGAAAAGGCATTTATGAAAAACAAAATATCTAATTATTTTACACCTTATATTGGTTTTTCAGATGATGATTTAAAGAATGTACAAACAATGAAAAAACATTTTGATGATGAATCTGGACTAGACATTTATCATACTGGAGGAGGAAAGAAAACTAAATTTGAATAAAAAAATAGGCCTATAAAAGATATAACTCGAAAAATTATTGAAGTAAATAGAAAAATTTTTATTTCATAGTATTTATAATAAAATAAAAAAAATAAAAAAATTAAAAAACTATAAAAAATGGCTGATTTGTTAATGAAAATGCCTATCCCTTACGAACCGAAAAGGGAGAATAGATGGATAGTAAGATTTCCGTCTTCATTGGGTATAAATGAGTGGTATGTTGAAACATTCTCTCGACCTAAAATGACTATCGGATCTACGGAAATTCAATTTTTAAATACTTCAACCTATGTTGCTGGTAGATTTAAATGGGATTCGTTATCAATTAAATTTCGTGACCCTATCGGTCCTTCAGCTTCTCAAGCGATTATGGAATGGATTCGTTTGTGTGCTGAATCTGTGACTGGACGTATGGGATATGCTGCAGGGTACAAAAAAAATGTTGACCTTGAGATGTTAGACCCAACAGGTGTTGTTGTAGAAAAATGGATTTTAGAGGGGGCATTTCTTTTAGGATATGATGGAGGTTCACTTTCATATAGTAGTGAAAGTATTGCGGGAGTTACTTGTCAAATCCAAATGGATCGTTGTGTATTAGTATACTAAAATTCATTATCATTTAATATTAAAACCGTACACTTTACTATGTACTGTTTTTTTTTATTTTTTGATTAAAATACAAATACTATGCAAAATCAAGATGAATATACTTTAGCACATCAATATTTAAAATTACCACATGATGTTATTACACTTCCTTCAGGTGGTATTTTTTACACATCCAAAAAGAAAAGTGTTAGGGTTGGTTATTTAACCGCGGCCGACGAAAACATAATTTCTAATGTTGAGTCAAGAAAAAGTATTAAAGAATCTATCATATTACCTTTATTAAGAAATAGATTATACGAGAAAGACATTAGACCCGAAGATTTATTAGAAACAGATATTGAAGCAATTTTAATCTTTTTAAGAAACACATCATTTGGACCTGAATACAAAATATCATTGGAAGATCCAATAACTAATAAAAGATTTCCACATACCTTCGCTTTAGACGCTTTAAATATAAAGCGATCAAATGTTAAACCTGATGAAGATGGTACATGGACAATTGAATTACCAATTTCTAAAACTAAAGTTAAGTTAAAACCTTTAACATTACGAGACACTATGGAAATTGATAGAATAATTGATTCATATCCATCAGAAAGAACACCACCAACAGTAACCACAAAACTAAACAAGCATATTGTTTCAATGGACGGTAGTGATGATAGAAATAAAATCTCAACATTTTGTGAAAATATGCCAATCGCGGATTCCAAATTTTTAAGAAAATTCTTAAATGATAATGAACCTAGATTGGAATTACTAAAAGAAACAAACGCCCCGTCTGGAGAAAAGGTATCGTTCTCGATATCCTTTGGGGTGGAATTTTTTCGGCCTTTCTTTGGGGTATAAAACCCATTTATTAGACGAGTTTTTTGTTTTAAACAAACAATTGAATATCCAATATTCAGAATTTTGGACTATCCCAACTTATGAAAGAAAGTATTTGATTGATAAAATTGTTGAACTTTATCAAAACTTTAACAAGTAATATTTATTTAAAAACCCAAAATGCCACAAACAGAACAAGAAAAAAAAATTGCTGAGTTAGAGAAAGAATTAAAGGCTGCCAACGAAAAATTTGGTAGAGTACAATCGGCGTTTTCAGAAACATCAAGTAAATTTAACCTAAATTTTTCTTCTTTAAAAAATTACACTGAAAGTATATTACCTGGATTTGCTAAAATAAATGACGCAATCAAAGAAACCAGAAATAATATGGATTTAGGAGATGCTATGGGATTTTTAGAAATTGAGGCCACTGAAATACAAAATGCATTCGGAGTTTCAAAACAACGTGTTGGTGAATTTAAACAATCCATTGCAGATTTAGCACCTGAGTTAATTATGTTCGGATTATCACAAGAAGATGCTGCAAAAATAATAATAAAACTAGGTGATGCTTTAGGAACAACTGGTGTTGTAGGACAAGAAGCGTTAAGAGAAATAGGAGCCGCTTCACAAATTACAGGTTTAGGATTCGAAGATTTAGCGAAAAATTTTAGAGAAGTTGGTGTATCAATATATAATGTGGGTGAAATAATGAAAGAAGTTACTGATTATGCAAAAAGCGTAGGAGTATCGGTTCAAGCAGTTTCAAAAGGGGTTGTCTCAAATTTAGATAAAATGAATATCTATAATTTTGAAAACGGAATTAATGGGTTAACTAAAATGGCGGCACAGGCATCTAGACTTGGTGTTGAAATGTCAACCGTATTTAATTTCGCAGAAAAAGTGTTCAACCCCGAAGGGGCTATTGATATGGCTGCTGGACTACAAAGATTAGGTGTTGCCGCAGGAGACTTATTAGATCCTCTAAGAACTATGGATTTAGCAGCAAATGATCCCGCAGAACTACAAAATCAATTAGTTGAGTTAACTAAAACTTTTACAAAGTTTAATGAAAAAACTCAACAATTTGAAATAATGCCTGGTGAAAAAAGACGTTTACGAGAAATCGCGGAACAAACGGGAATTTCTATTGGTGAGTTAACGAAAATGTCTATAAAGGCCGCAGAGTTCGATGAAAAAATGAAAAAAATACAATTCCCTAGTTTTACCGCAGATAAAGAAACTAAAGAATTAATTGCAGGAATGGCACAAATGAAAGATGGAAGAGCTCAAATTGCGGTTAAAGACGAAAGAGGTGTTGAGTTGTTAAAAGAAATTAATCAATTAACACCTGAAGATGTTGATAAACTTAGAGAACAAGAAGAGGAATCATCTAAAACAATAGAACAATTGGCAATAGACCAACTAGATCAATTAAAAATGTTAAACTCTCAAATTGCCGCAAACGCAGGAAAAACGGTTTTAGGTATGATAACCACAAATGAACAAATGAGAGGTGAACGTGCGGCAATTGCACTTACAAGATCTTTGGCGGTTGAAACAAACAAAAATTTTGGGTCAAAAGATGTTAGAAAAAAAGTTTCAGAAATAGAAGGTGATATTGAGGGAGGTCTTATAAAATCAGTCACAACAAATGACATCGGAGCCTTGGCTGATGCTGGTGTTGCTGCATTTGAAAAATTAATAACTTTAGAAGAAGAGACTTTTAGTAATATTGAAAAGGTTGTTGGAAACGCTATGAATACGGCATTAAAAGATATTATGAACATATACAAAGAACAGATAAAAACAACACAACCGGAAAAAAGTAAAAAAGAAATTGACCTTAATTTGAATTATAATTTAAAATCTGACGGAACAAATATTAATATAGCTGAATTAGAGAATATGTTGAAAACGTTTTTTACATCTATTGATGGTATTCAAACTTTAAAAGACGCTGTAGGCTCTGAACAGTTACCTCAATAAAAAAATACATTATTTGTATTTATAAAATAAAAAGATGTCAGAAAGTACACTTTCTTTTGCGGGCTCTGAATTGTTTAGAAGACAACTATTAGTAAGAAATTTAGCACCATATAATGTTGAAGGTTCGTATACACCTCCAGAGCCTGCGGTTAATTATGAAACTAATCTTACTGTTAGTAATGTTACTGATTCACCAAATAACTTAGTTTCTACTAATGTTTTTGCAGAAACTCTTTATCCTTTAAATGAATACGGACCCGAAGGTGGTTTTAGTCAACCTATTGGGATTAATACTATTGCATCTACTAATAATCCTGAAGGTACTAATCAGGGTCCATACGCACCTAATGATACAGTTTTAGATATTGTTAATGAATTTTATATTGAAGCGGCATATTTGAAAAATACATACGGACCAGAGGGAGGATATAAAGATTTAGTTGTTATAACAGATCTACAATTACCTAACCAATACTTTTCACCATATTCATTTAACCCTTTTTGGAATTGGTCAACATACTCAACATTTAACGTTGTTTTTCAGGATAATCCTTTAGGAAGTAACGGACCTTTATCTGAAGATAGTCCCCTTATGAAAATAGGGGCAATGACCTTAAAGGAATTGTTCCAAGATAGAATTAATCAAGAAATTCTTCAAAATACAGTTGGACTTGTAAATTTAGACACAATTACTGATCCGTTTACAGCATCATTATTGGCAACAGGCCAACAACCCTTTTTTGAAAAAAATTGGAAAATTACCGTACCCGAAAATCCTGTATTAGCTGCCGTAACATTGGCAAACAGACTAACAGGAACATATTTTCCGGCTTCATTTATCCCTGGTGATTATTTTGATGAAATAAATCCATATACTAATCCACAACAAACAAGTAACGCATTAAACGTTGCTAATAATTTAACAGGAGGATTACTATCACCAATATTAAATAAAACAAGAAATCCTTCCGAAATATTTGTTGCTAACACTGGAGGTGGTACTAGATCAATACTATTTGCTTCATTAGACTATAACAAATATAGACCATCATATAATATAGGTTTCATACAAGGAATATCTGCGATATTTGGAAATTTAGTCAACCAAAATACTTTGGCTTCGGGTGGTTATTATGTTGGAAGTCCTAATGCAGAACCTAGTTTAATTGACTCACCACCAAACCAAGTACCTGTAAATGAATTTGGACAACAAGAAGCGTCTATAGTTTATGGGCCTCAAGAATTAGGTATTTTATATGAAGGTAATATAGGTCAACTACAATTTGGTTTGGCAGGTAAATCATACACAAATGATGGAGGCATAACAGGACAATTAGTTTGGACATCTCCTAAATTTAATCCAAACGCGGGATGGAAAGTAGGTGTAGGTGCCGATCCTAAATTCATAGACGAAGAATTTAACGAAATACAAGCCGACTATAATAGATATAGATCAACCGACATTGACTTTGAACCCGGATCTATTTTACATAAAACTCAAAGATTAGTTGAATCGGCAGATCAAGTACAAGGTCAAACAAGGTTAAAACACGTTGGAAACGCAATTAATCAAATATCTAAAGTGTTTAATGATGGTTATAAAGAAATAACGAAAGGTTCTCAAGTATTGTCCTATTCGGATCAAGCAACAGGTCAGGAGGCTGGTATAGAATATTGTCGTTTGTTTCAAAAAGATACTCCTTATTTTACATATGCAGATTTACAAAAAACAGATGGTATTGTAAACTCGGGTAGAAAATTTACCTATTCAGTATTTGACAACACATATAATTTAAATATTGCACCATTAAGAAATCCAGGATCAACAAATATTGTTAATGGTAAAGTTAAAAAGTATATGTTCTCTATTGAGAACTTGGCGTGGAGAACATCTGATAGACCAGGATATACTTACGATGATTTACCTGTGTGCGAAAAGGGACCTAATGGTGGTCGAATAATGTGGTTCCCACCATACGATTTAAAATTCAGTGACGATTCAAGACCTTCATTCAATGAAACTTCTTTTCTTGGTAGACCTGAACCTATTTACACCTACAAAAATACGGCTAGATCAGGTACATTAAATTGGACTATCATTGTGGATAACCCATCAATGATGAATACAATAATTGAAAAACAATTAGAAGGTGTTGCAAAAGAAAGAATTGATTCGATAATTGATTCTTTTTATGCTGGTTGTATTAAATATGATCTATACGAATTGGCGACAAAATTTAACACTATACCAACTAAAGATTTATATACATATCAACAAGTCTTAAATAATCCAAGACTGACAACTGAGGAATACGTTCAGACTTTACAAAATATCCCATCTAACGCTAGTGGTTCCGATAATAGTAGTAACTCATCGGGAGCTAATACGAACGTAAACCTAAATGGATCAAGTAGTAATACCACAACATCTAATCAACAATTAAGTAATCAAGACTTCCAAAAGTATGTTGGGTATGGATTTTATTTTCATAACGATTTACCTGATCCGAAAACAACACTCACGGTTGCAACTCAACCATTTAATATTTGGTACGATCAATATTTAGCACTTGAAAATACGGACTATGCTGATAACGCACCTGAAAAAGTGTTTGTTGGTAATGATGAATTTGAAAAATCAGGAATACCACAGATGTTTAGTAAGGTAGTTCAAGGCAATTTTCAAAAAATACAAAGCGACCTATTAAAAATAATGGACGATGCTGTTGTTAAAAAAGGAGGAACAATTACAATAACATTAACAGGATCTGCGTCAGCACCTAATACAGAAGAATATAATGTTAATTTATCACAACGAAGATTAAGTAGTGTTATAAAATGGTTTGATACACAACCCACTTCTGATAATAAAACATTTGGTCAATATAGAACTCAAGGAAAAATTTCATTTATTGAAGAGCCCAAAGGGGAAGTAATATCAATTATTAAACAAGTATCTGACGACACAAATCCTAATGATGCTGAAAGTAACATTGGGTCATCGGTTAATTGTAACGTTGATATTAAACAATTAGTCAATGGACAACAAGTGACCACTAAAAATGCTCAAAAATATAGCGTTCCCGCTATGGCATGTAGAAGAGTTGTTCTAAGAGAAATTACTGCGGTTATACCTACTGTTGAAGACATACCACTCGAAAACCCACCAATAGACATAAGTATAAATGATCCTGGAAGCGATAAAGACGTATCAACACCAACAACAGGATTAATAAGAAATATAAAACCACAGGCAGAACTTACTATCGAACAAAAAGTAAAAGAAGGTATATCAAAAAAACTATTAAGAAGTTTATTTAGTGAATGTGATTATTTTGAGGTTATAAAAGAAACTAACCCGATGATTTTCGATACGATTAAGGAAAAAATAAAATATTTTAATCCGGCATTTCACTCTATGACACCTGAAGGGTTAAATGCTCGTTTAACATTTATGAATCAATGTGTTAGACCGGGACAGACAATACCTGTTATTGGCCCTGATGGTAGACCAAAATATAACGATGCTTTGAATACGGCATTTGGTGCACCACCAATATTAGTTTTAAGAATTGGAGATTTTTACCATACTAAAATAGTACCACAAAACTTAGGAATTCAATACGACCCAATTGTTTTAGATATGAACCCTGAGGGTATAGGAATTCAACCGATGATTGTTAAAATTACCTTAGGTTTCAATATTATTGGTGGTATGGGGTTAAAAGAGCCTGTACAAGAATTACAAAACGCACTTTCATTTAATTTTTATGCTAATACAGAAATTTATGATGAAAGAGCAACATCAACAGATAAAGAGAGTACTGAAATAAATGATAAGTACGTTATAGAGGCTCTTAATTTAACACTACCAACGGTAAACTCTACTATTGTTAATACACCACAACCTAAAAAAGGTCAATCAACAATAGGTACAATAACGGGAGAAAATTCTTTAGATTATAAAATACTATTTGATGAATTACAAGCGAACACCACGGCCTACGTTGAAGCGTATTTTAATTTTATGAAACAAATAGAAGATCAAAACAATTTTGGTATTCTACAAATGGTTAATAAACAAGTAAATTATAGTAGTGGTAAATTGGCCGAATACACAACACCTACTGATTCTAAAATCTATGGAAAACCAATTAATGTTGAATCCTTGATTGATACTTTAGTTAACAGAGTTAAAGATGATGTTAATAAAAGAAAAGACCCAATTATGTCTGCATTGGTAGTTGATAATGCTAATTATAAAAATAAAACATTAAGAGAAGTTGAAGAAAAACTTAAAAAAATTGTACAAGATCAAAATGGTGTAATTGCTAATTCTGTTAATTTAACAATTAATGATTTTGTGCCTGTACAAGAGAATTTAAATTTCACTTTGAGAAAAATGGATGTTGTTGTTAATAAATTGGATGGTTTATTAATCGACACAAACAACCCAATCATATATGATTTAAGTGGTGATACTTTCTTTTCAGACGTAAACTCAAACGAATCCGTAAATTATTTATATTTGAGTAAAACCGCACCATCAGGTGGTGTTGCTAGTTTTTATAAAATATTAGATGAATTTACTAAATTAATGGACTCTAAAATTAACCTACCACAAGAATTTAACACTGACAATAGTACATTGAATGTTGATGAGGATTTGGGTGATGTTGGATCATATAAGTTTAACAACGTAGAAGATGATAGATTTTACTTGGTCATGTCTCAAATATTTACAGACGAAACAAAAAAACAAAAGTTATTTACAGATTTGACTAGTGGTCCTGATGTACAACGAGAGGAAGGCATAACTACCGCTATTGAAGAAATTATTGATAATATTAGTTCAAGGTATAAAAATTACTATAAGGAAGAAAAGGACTTATTTTCAAATATAGAAACAAGCAAGCAATTCGTTTCAATTAAAAGTTATATATTACCTTCTATTAATAACCTTGTGACTTTTACTACACCACCAACAACTGATGTTGAGGTTAAAACTAATAAAATAAAAGATTTGTATGCGAATCAAAACTTAAACGATAATAACACTTTCAACGGAAAAATAACATTTAATTAAAACTATGGCACTTCAATATTTTAACAGATATTCAGACTTTTTAATAAATGGACAACAAACCGTTGTTCCCTATATTACTCTACAACCAAAAAGTAGTGATAAAGCACACATTTATATTGTGGGTCAATCTAGACTTGATAAAATATCGCAACAATATTATAACACACCATTTTTTGGTTGGTTAATAATGCAGGCAAACCCCCAATATAGTGGTTTAGAAACCAACATTCCTGATGGTGCGGTATTGACAATTCCATTTCCATTAGTAGCATCATTACAAGATTATAAAAATAATTTAAATAACCACTTCTTCTATTATGGTAGATAGTAATGAAAACATACTTGTCGAATATGATTACGATAATATTACTTTAATTGACCCAAATAGAGTTGTCGATAATTTAGGTAATGTACAAGAAAGATTAGTCAAACAAGAGGACTTAGTTTATTACGCTAATTTGGAATGTAATGTATTACCAAGAACAAAATTAGCTGTAGGTACCGCACTAAATGACCAACAAAGAACAATATCTGTAGGTAAAATAAATTTTCTAAACCCTGGATTTAAAACATTTTATGATACAAGTTGGTCTGATGAGTTGACAGGTAAAGACACTTTACAAGGTAAAGGAGTTAATCAACCTTCATTAAAGTCGGTTAAAAATCCAAATAAGTCTGACGATTATTATATTACACAAAGTACATACTCAAATGGAACGCCAGGTGCTGTTGATACTGGTTTGTTAGGAATTAAAGACATAAACATTTCAATGGGAATGGACTTTCTTCCTGTGGTTGAAATGACTTTAGAAGACGTTAAAGGTAGAACTTTATTTGAGGCAGGTAATAACTCGCCATATGCCGCTTTTTTCCAATTACCATATCCTTTATTTAATTTAACACTGAAAGGGTATTACGGTAAAGCGATAAAATATCCGTTGATGTTGCAATCATTTACATCAAATTTTGACCCTTCATCTCATAATTTTTTAATTCGACTTAAATTTTTTGGATATAAATATACATTATTATCTTATGTGAATTTTGGAGCCTTAATGGCGGTTCCACATATGTATAATAATTTGGTAACAACCGTAACACGTAAAACTGAAACAAATGATTCGATAAAAGAAACTGGCCAAAAATCTGTATTAGTTAGTCGTGGTTATGAAAAAATGAAAGAAATTTATTCTGATTATAAATCAAAAGGTTTAATTGATGATGATTTTCCTGAAATCACTTTAAATCAATTACGATATAGGTTAGATGAGTTTATAAAAAATATTTTAGAACAATTTACCAAAGAAAATATGGGAGTTCTTACTGATGTAAGTAACTATCAAAATAGTTTAATTAACTATCAGACAAAAGTTTATTTTGGTGCCGGTACTTCATGGTTTAATAGGTACATGGACACAAAAAATCCATATATAACTAAGAATGGTGAAACCGTATATACTTGGTTAGAAAATATTAAACTTGAAGACAGACCTAAGTGGTATAAAGAACTTGAAGGTCTTGTTATAACATACAATAAACAATTAAACGATAATTCAGTTTTAGGTAAAAATCCAGGATCATATACAATCGCTAAAACAACATACTCGTCTTCAATTGATAACACAATACAAACTGAAGTTTTTGTTAAACCTATTAACCCAAAGACTGACATTGATTGGGTTAAAAGTTATAAAAGTCTAAATCCATCAGTCAATTTTGTCGATCAAGATGATGTCAAATTCAAAACATATAAAGAAGGTAGGTTAAATATTATAAATAAAACTATAGGAAACTCAAATATAACCTTTCCAAATTTCTTATACTTCGAAGGACCAGGGTCTTTTATTGAAAAGACCAATAAAATGGCTAAAGACGCTGAGGTTAAAAAGAAAGAAATCGAAGAAAAAATTATGAATAACCTAAAGGTACAATTCAATAACAAAGAATATGGTTTAGGGTTTATACCAACGGTTAGAAATATATTGGCAATATTTTATTGTCAAGGTGAAGCGTTTTTAAGATTATTAGATGAAGTACATTCAAAGGCGTGGGATCAAAGAGAAAACCAATACAGAAGAGCCGCAATCTTTGGAGGATCGACAACAGCTCCGAGTGTGGATGTTAAAACCTCAACACAAAATAACGAACCCATTTATCCATGGCCACAAGTGATTAAAGAAACTATTGGTTCTGATAATCAAGAAAAATTTGAAATAATTTATCCTGGCGCCGCTGATGTTGCAACACAATATAGAGCATACATACCTGAGGTATGGCCTGAGGTTGAGTTTGTTGAAGAATTTATTAAAGGTTATACGTATAGGGATAATGATTTTACAAAACTAGACTCAAATCAAACTAACGAGGCGAATAGACCACGAAGAATATCGTTAAACTCTATTGATTTTCCTGTGTCTAATCAGGTGTTCCAAAACAAACAACAATCTAAATATTTTTATGAAATATACGAAAGAATTATTTTGAATGCGTATTATTCGAAATTAAATCGTATCTCAGGATATCCTTTTTCGGTTTATAATGTTGTCGCTGAAAACGAATCAATTAACATGATTGAAAGTTTAGGTCAAACAAATCCATACCTTTCTAAAATATTAAAAGAGTACCAAATAGATCAAACTAATTTCGAAATTTTCTTACGTCATATCTCTAATGAAGGTCAAGGTGAGAGTTGGCAAAACTTTATAAGAGGTAATTTTGTTACACCTTATATTAAAAGTGAGGTTGAAAATCCATCGGTATTGTTTAATCAAGACATATTAAATAATACAAAGTCACAGCCTGATGTTAGTTTAATTATTGCGAGTAACAAAATTAACATAGAAAATTATGTTTCTGAAACACCTGCGAGTAATATTTTTGATTTTACGGACATTTATCCTTTAACCAATTTAAATTGGGATAAAGATTATTTAGCGAACGGATCATCGTTAAATTTTGCAACTGAATCATTCGAAACCGATAGTGTAATAGAATATAACGGAGTTCAAAAAACAATAACAAATTTTCAGTTTGATGATCAAACTAATGAAAAAAAACCAATAAGTAATTTTAACTTTTTTAATTTAGTTGGTAATAGAAACATTGTCAATTTGAAAACTTTCTATGAGACAAATACAAATACAAATCAATTTGTTACTGAAGGGAATCTTAGATATACAAACTATAATGGTCAGTTGATTGCAGAACAAACCACATCAATGATGAATACACCATATTTTATTAATGCAATACAAGATGGTGTGTTTAAATTTAGATATAGACCAAACGAAAAAAGTCCATATAAAGCCGCGGCGTATTTGTTTTTAGAAAGTTTACCATTGGCAACCACTAAAGAAAAATATAAAACTTATGAAAGTGGTGCTGAAATTTCATTGGATTACATATTAGCAACATTAAAAAAATTTGGAGGAATCCACAAATTACCCTATTCATGGATTTTAAAATATGGTGCTATTTGGCATAGATATAAAACTTGGATTGATACTGGTTTTGACTTTTTAGATGATGTGTGGAAAGATTTTGATTATGCAAAAAACTATGACTCCATAAATTCTGATGTTACTAAATTATATCAATTACTAATTGGAGGAGTTCAAAGAAATATCGTGTGTGATCAAACAACCGGAGTTGCACCATTCACAGATATGAACGTTGGGTTTTATCCTCAACTAATGGATGATTATAATGTATTCATACAAGGGGTTAAGTTATTATCAGGAAGTTCAATAGTTCAAGGTGTTTGTACCATATCAGGAAATACAATGCAAGTCATTTCCATTAGTAATAATATTTTATCTGGCGGTTCACAAATAGTAGGTCCGAACATTTCGGGTACAACAACTATTTTATCTCAAGTAACAGGTACAACTGGAGGTATTGGTACTTATACGATATCACCATCACAATCTGCAAACACAACAACATTTAATGTTTTAAACACAATAATCAATGGTCCTGGTAGTTCAGACATACAAAGTTTAATAAACAACGGGACTTTAGTTATGTTTAGCACACCTAATTCAAGTATATACGAACCTCAAGGTTTTGACCCTAATCAAATAACAAGAACATTAAGATTAAATACTTGGTCTATGGCGGTTAAAGAAAATAACAAAGAAGATTATTTTGTATTCCCTTCTTTTGGCGCCAACATTAATCAAACATATTCAGAGTGTTTTAAAAATGGAATAATGAGAACCGAAGTTTCCCAAAACCCTTCAGTATTCAATGGGTCAATAAGATTATATTGGAATGCTTCTCAATATGGTTATTTTGACAATAATAAAGTTGATAAGAGCGCTCCTGACCAATACTTTAAAAATATAAATAATAATTCTGAAGCTCAAGAAAATTTCAGAATAACTGGTGACCAAAATCAATATTCTAAAATTGATGAAATGTTTTCAGCATTCGATTTAAATACTTTGGATCTTTTTGAAAAAGAGTTTTTAAATTTTAGTAAATCCGTTTATGACTATACAGATACAATACCACCGACAATAAGTTTCAATGTCTCTGACTTGACACAACAAAATGTTACAACATTAAACTCAACTGAAACACCAAGTGATAAGGCTTACAAAAATTTTCAACAATTAATGAGGGAATTGATGAAAGTACAAACTCCCGTAGGAACTACACCACAAACATTATTTGAAAATATTACAAATAGTCAAAACGAAACATTTCAAACGGTACTTAAAAACTTTCTAGAATACAATGTTGTTTTTAAATACGGAAACCCATCAGGATTTGATAGAAAAAGTTTTTTCACATTTTCAACACAATTTATTGAGGAACCAATATCTATTGATCCATATATAAAAAACTCATTACCTGGTGATGGAATTGCACCGGGCGTGACTTTATTACAATCAGAAACTCAGAACCCTGACGTTTGGAAAACATTACGAAAATATGTAGGATTTTCAGAAATACCACAATTAAAATATGGTAATAATGGGTCATACATAACAGATTTTTTCATCGTTATGAATGCCGGATTCAACGAAAAAAATATCCAAGATTTTGCACCACTTATTAAAATATTTGCAACTCAAAAAATTGCAAATCCAAATTTAACTGCGAATGAGTTTTACTCACTAATGGACGATTATTTAATCGAAAGTAAAAATTATCTTAATAATATTTTATCTATTTTAATGCCTTCAGTCAGAAGACAATTACCTCAAGTTATAATTTCGTCACAAGAGGGTAATGTTAAGGCAAATTTAGAGGCCGGATTTACAGAACAAACTAGAACTGAATTGTGGGAAACATTTAAAACATTAAATGACACTTGGATTTCAGGTTACGATTTTTCTGACAAAACTTTATTTGAAGATGTTTTATTATTAGATAGAGCATCGAGAGATGTTGGAAACAAAATTCTTGTCGATATTTTTGAAATTAAAGATCTACTTGAAGGTTCATTATATAAAAATACAATGTTGGGTATTGTTGAAAGTGTTTTGAAATATAATAATTTTGTAACTTACATGTTACCATCTTATATTAATTTTTATAATGTACAAAATGCAGAAAAAAATCCGGTCCCAAGACCTGATGGTAGTGACGAATTTGCAAATTCTATGTTTGGTACATTTTTAAATGTTGATTACAGAAATAGTTCGCCTAAATATGTTTGTGTTTATGCGAGTAAACCAAGTGAACACTTGGCAATGAATGATAATATTGATTATAGATATAGAGATGATGCTTTTGATTTGAGAAGATCTAGTGATAATCCATTAATAGAAAATCAAATAAATAAAACAGATTGGGCTAGATCAAATAAAGTTGTTGGTTTTAATGTTGATATAACATTACAAAATCAACAAATATTTAAACAATTTGATGTCGCCCAAGACCCTGGAAAACCAACAGCAGAATCTTTGGAGGTTTTAAATCAAATGGCAAATCTATCAAGAAATAGAAGATCCTCAACACAAAGTGTATCATTATATAATTTATATAAAAATAGAAGTTATAGATGCTCAATTGATATGATGGGAAATGCATTAATACAACCAACAATGTATTTTAATATTAGAAACATACCTTTGTTCTCTGGTCCATACATGATAACTGGTGTAAAACATAGAATTAGTGAAAATGGTTTTGACACAACCTTTGAAGGTATAAGACAACCTTTCTATAGTTTACCAAAAATTGAAAACTTTATTCAGTCATTAAATGAGAAAATTTTAACAAGCATACAAGAACAAATACAAGAAAACGAAACCAAAAAGGCCAGCGATCCTAATAACGTTATTGCAGAAAAAAATAAAATAATGTCTAATATAAATGCAGAACAAACATTAACGGCAAATCAAGATTGTAATTCTGCAATTACTGAGTTTTATAGAGGATTCACATTAGTAGAATCACCTTTAAAAACAAAAGTGACGTTTGGACAAATGAAAAACACGATAATTGAAAAATTAGGTCAGTATGGATATACGACCCAACTACAACAATATGCAACAATTTTGTTCACGTTTTTATATGTCGACTCCTCAACACAACAGGGTTTTGAAAGTTATGAAAACAACTATAGCACTATTGATCTAAAACAATATTATGGAGACGCATTTTTTGAATACATTAATAGAAAATACTATTGTGTAAATCGAGGTACAAATGTGAACGATCCAATTGTTAGTTTTATAGACCTTAATACATTTTTAAATTTTGCGATTTCCAAAATTGCGGGTATCTTATCAAGGGACGTGACTGTTGGTACCGCATCATCTGAACTAGCTGAATTATATGTCAGATATTACCCAACCACAAAAAATTTAAATATTTGGACAGATTTAACACAAACGGATAAAAATATATTAATCGAAAAATTTCAAAGAGCAATTAATACTTATAATTCATTAAATTAACAAAACATTTTTGTTTAAACGTATATTTATAATAAAAAAACTATGAGCAACGTAAAATTAATTTTAGATAACTATCTTGGAAAAAACACAAGAGTTTCTGAAAAAGACATGGGTGATGGTACAAAACAAGTTTGTGACTTGGACACTGGTGATTGTTATACCGTTAGAATTAAAGATGGTCTTATAGAAAGAGTTGATAACACCATGAAAACTTTTAAAAAGATACAAGTAGAAACCAATCATGGTATAAAAACATTATTAAATGGTTAAAGATGAGTATTAGTAACAAGATATTAGAAGAAATAAAAAGGCACAATGATATAAATAAATATATTATGGAACAAGTACCACCGGCACCTGAAGGCGAAATTCCACCACCACCGGCAGACGCGGCTGTAACCCCACCACCACCGGCAGACGCGGCTGTAACCCCACCACCTCCACCACCACCGGCAGACGCCTCACCACAAGTTGTTGATGTTGCAACAGATCCTGATGTTGAGGAAGTTGGTGTTGAAGGTGGGGAAGAAACTAAAGAGGAAGGAGATATCGAAGAAATTGACATCACTGATTTAGTAGATAATCAAAAAACAATGTCCGACAAACAAGAAGAATACTTCAACAACTTATTTAATCAATTAGAAACTTTACAAAGTAAATTAGGAGAAATGGATCAACTTGTCCAAAAACTAAACAATATTGAAATTAAAGTTGATAAGTTCAGACCAAAAACTCCTGAAGAAAAATTAGAGTTAAGATCGTTAGATTCAGGACCTTTTAAACAAAAACTTTCTGATTTCTTTGAAGATAAATTACCTGAAATGGAAAAATCAGGAAAAAATGAATATGTTTTAACGTCGGATGAAGTTCAAAATTATGACCCATCTGAGGTTCAAAAATCATTTGACGCCGGTATTGAACCATCTAATCCTGACATATATTATAAATAATTTAAAAGGTCACAATTAGTGACTTTTTTTTATTACCCATTTGACATTTGGTTAACTTACAATTATATTTCTGACATATAAACTTTTTAATTTTTATCACACATGGCGACAAACTTATTAGACGCAGTACTGGCTCAGTACGAAAAATCAACACAGAACAGCACATCAGGCGGTTCAAAAATGTCTTCTGAAGATCGAATGAAAAAATACTTCGGAGCTCTTTTGAAAGACAATGAAAAACAAGGACAAAGACGAGTCCGAATTCTCCCAACAACAGACGGATCATCACCTTTTAAAGAAGTATGGTTCCACGAAGTTCAAGTTGATGGTAAATGGCAAAAATTTTATGATCCGGCTAAAAATGACAATGAACGTTCACCACTCAATGAAGTTTACGAAGAACTCATGACAACAGGACGTGAGTCCGATAAAGAATTAGCAAAACAATATAAAGCTCGTAAATTTTACATTGTTAAAGTAATCGATAGAGATAACGAACAAGACGGAGTTAAATTTTGGCGTTTTAAACACAACTACAAACAAGAAGGAATCCTTGATAAAATCATTCCAATTTGGAAGGCCAAAGGAGATATTACAGATCCTGATAATGGTCGTGACTTAATTCTTGAATTAACTAAATCAAAAACTGGAAAAGGAGCTACCTACACGGTAATTCAAACCGTAATGTATGACGACCCAACACCAATCTCAAAAGACGAAACACAAATGTCTGAGTGGGTTTCTGATGGAATGACTTGGGAAGACGTTTATTCTAAAAAACCTGTAGAATATCTAGAAGCAATTGCAAGAGGTGAAACTCCACGTTGGGATTCTGAAAAAGGCGGATACGTTTATTCGAACGACGAAACATCAGAAGTTTCTATGGGAGGGACAAAATTAAAATCAATTTATAAAGTCTCTGATCCACAAATCGATGACGAAATTGACGAAGATCTACCGTTTTAATTATACAAAAAATGGGGCACTTTTTATAGACAAAGTGCCCTTTTTCATTTATCTTTTTAATAAAAAAATATGAACAGGTTTATTGCAGAAAAACTAAAAGGAGCCCTCTTAAAAAAATATGAGGCAGAAATCGCAGACGCAGAAGCACGACTTTGTGTTTATTTCACAAGTCCAGTTGGAATTGGAGAACACCCCCAACACACAGAAGAAATGGACAACTTAGTAGAACAACTTACAAACGCAAAAGATAAGTTAGATACAATCAACAATTTTCAAATTATTGAACTATAATGACTCTCAAAAAAAATGATTTTAGCTCAATTAAGAAGAAATTTTCTTCTGATGCTAAATACAAACCACAAAGATTTTTTGATCTTGGATCTGATTTTTTGGATGCGGTTGGACTTCCTGGACCTGCAATTGGTCATTTAAATATGTATTTAGGTCACTCTGATACAGGAAAAACTACGGCTCTTGTTAAAACCGCCGTTGACGCTCAAAAGAAAGGTATTTTACCCGTGTTCATTATTACAGAACAGAAATGGTCTTTTGAACACGCCAAACTTATGGGATTTGAATGTGAAGAAGTTGTTGATACTGAAACAGGTGAATTGACTTGGGACGGTTTCTTTTTATTCAATAATAATTTTGAATACATCGAACAAATTACAGATTACATAAATGAACTATTAGACGCACAAGAAAAAGGTGAATTAGATTATTCACTTTGTATAATGTGGGATTCGGTTGGATCCGTTCCATGTAAAATGACTTATGAAGGTCGAGGCGGAAAACAACATAATGCTGCGGCATTGGCGGACAAAATTGGTATGGGAATTAACCAAAGGATTTCAGGATCTAGAAAGTATGATTCTAAATATGAGAATAGTTTAATTATAATCGCACAACCATGGGTGGAGCTCCCAGATAATCCTTTTGGTCAACCGAAAATTAAGGCGAAAGGCGGAGAGGCTATTTGGCTGAATTCCTCTTTAGTGTTCTTATTCGGTAATCAAAAAAGTGCTGGAACAACAAAAATTACGGCAACAAAAGATAAGAGAACTATCAAATTTGCAATAAGAAGTAAGGTATCGGTATTAAAAAATCATATATCCGGTTTAGGTTATGATGATGGAAAAATAATTGTAACACCACATGGGTTTTTAGCAGGAAAAGATTCTGCTGAAGAAAAAACTAATATTGAAAAATATAAAAAAGAATATGCTGATTATTGGAAAAATATTATTGGAATTGATGGTGATTTTGATTTAAAGGAAGAAAAAGAAGAAATTTGATTATAAATTATAATAATTCTACTTTTATAGATATTTATTAATATATGGGAAGGAAAAAAATTGAAGATCATGAAAAAAAAGTAAAAATTGGTGTATCTGTTGATCCTGATTTACCAAAATACTTTAAAGACAGATCAATAAATATTTCTTCCCTTGTTAATAAATTATTAAAAGACTATGTAAAAAATGGAAACAAAAATTTGTAGTAAGTGTAGTCAAGAAAAAAATATTTGCGAATTCTACAAAAGAAAAGAAACTAAAGATGGACATCGATCTGATTGTAAATGTTGTTTTAATGAAAGATCTTCGGAATATAAAAAAAACAATCAGGAAAAGATTAGACAGATGCGTAAGAATTACTTTCAAAAAAACAAGCAATATCTTTTATATAAAAAACAGATTTGGAGAAAAAGTAATCCTGGAAAGTATAAAAAACAAGTTAAAGACTATTGGGATAAAGTTAAAGATGTTCAAATTGAAAAAAAGAAAATATGGATCAACAATAATCGAAAAAAATATAACGATTATTGGAAGAATCGAAAAAAACAAGAACCTGAATTTAAATTATTAACCGGTATGAGGTCAAGATTATCAGGATATTTAAAAAAACTCAACATTACAAAAACAAACAAAACTTTCGATATTGTTGGATGCACACCTCAAGAACTAAAAGAAAACTTAGAAAAACAATTTAGTAACGGTATGACTTGGGAAAATAGAGTAGAGTGGCATATAGATCATATAATTCCATTATCTTCTGCAAAAACTGAAGAAGAACTTTACAAGTTATGCCATTATACTAACTTACAACCTCTGTGGGCTGTTGAAAATATGAAAAAAGGAAACAAAATTGTTGAATCATCGAATGGTATGATAAATGAATAAAACATTATTAGTAGACGGAAATAATTTATTAAAAATTGGTTTTTATGGTGTTAGAGATTTCTATCATAATGGAAAACATGTTGGTGGAGTTTGGCACTTTCTAAACACTCTTCGTAAATTCTTGGAGGAACACAACTATAATAAAGTTGTGGTACTTTGGGACTCTAAAACTTCATCGGCTCAAAGAAGATTACTTTATCCCAAGTATAAGTTAAATCGTAAATCATCTGAGACCGAATCAAAAGAAGAATCTTTTTTAGAACAAAAACAAAGGATTAAACAATATCTCGAGGAGATGTTTGTAAGACAACTAGAGACAGAACACGCAGAAGCTGATGACTTAATTGCTCACTACTGTAAAGTGTCTTTAGACGAAGAAAAAACGATATTCTCGAGTGACCGAGATTTAACTCAATTAATTGGAGAAAAAGTTTCCATTTATTCACCATCCACAAAACAATATTATAAGTTGGGAGACAAAATAAAACTTCATGATATTGAAGTTCCCCACTATAATGTTAGAACAATTAAAATCCTCACTGGTGATAGTTCTGATAATATCGATGGAATATTTTATCTTGGTGAGAAAACTTTAATTAAATTGTTTCCTGAGTTACTTGAACAAAAAGTTGAATTAAACTATATTTTACAAAAAAGTGAAAAACTTTTAAAAGAAGAAAAAAAAAACGTAGCTCTTCAAAACATACTTAGTGGGAAAACAAAAGAGGGTATTTTTGGTGATGAGTTTTTTGTGATAAATGAAAAACTTGTAAACTTAGATAACCCCCTTTTGAATGACAAGGAAAAAGAATTAGTTGGAATATATTATTCAGAGTCGATGGATCCCGACGGACGAGGACATAGAAATCTAATTCGAATGATGATGGAGGATGGATTTTTTAAGTACTTACCTAAGGGTGACGACGCTTGGGTGAGTTTTTTAAAACCATTTCTAAAATTGACAAGAAAAGAAAAACAAAAATTTAGAAACAAAAAAAAGTAAAAAACAAATGAAAGAGCAGGATATAACAAAAGTTGAATTTTTGTTAATGTGTAACGAAAACATCGTGGTTCAAAGATTCTTCAACGTAAGAGGATTTAACAAAAACGCACATAAATCGGAGGAGTTTTACAACCACATTAAAAGTTTATGTCGCGATTTAAAGTACGATTTGAAGATAAGATCAGTTGTTTATATGTTAGACAACCAATATGAAATTTCTGAGAAACCTGAAGTTCTAAACACCTCGATTACAGAAGGTCCAGAAAATTTTAACATAATAATTAAGGTTGGAGACCTGACAATTTGTCATAGACAGTTCGACGCGAAAGTATACCCTCCGAAGGTCAGATATACCGTAGACCTACGACCAAAGTTAAAATCAATCATGACTGAGTTAACTGACATTTTTTCAGCTAAAAATTTTAATTATTTTTATCCCAACTTTATCAAAAAATAATACTATTTATCTTTACAAAAAGTAAAAAAAATATGGCGACTAGTAAAAATTTCGAGTATTTAGGGAACACATTTCAGTTACAACTTTTAAATCGAATTGTAGTAGATAAAGACTTTTCACACTCTATAATCGACGTTATTGAAAATGATTATTTTGAAAACAAATACTTTAAAATCATTATTCAAATGATAAGAGAGTATTATCAAAAATACGATCATATACCATCGTTTGAAACACTTGAACAAATCACTAAATCTGAATTACAACAAGGCACCGCGTCAAAGATTGTTTTGGATATGATTAAAAAAATTAAAGACGCGCCTATTGATGGAGTTAGTTTCGTTCAAGAAAAGGCCTTAAAATTCTGTAAACAACAAGAACTTCAAAAGGTTATGGGAAAAGCGCAAAAAATCATTGACGGGGGTGAATTTGAAAACTATGACACCCTTGAAGAAATGGTAAAGACGGCCCTTCAGGTCGGATCAAAAGATACATCAATGTTGGATGTATTTTCAAACCTTCACCAAGTACTTGAAGAGGACTACAGACACCCAATTCCGATGGGTATTTCAGGAATCGACAGATTGTTAAAAGGTGGTTTGGCAAAAGGAGAAATTGGAGTTATCTTAGCTCCTACGGGTGTTGGTAAATCAACCATACTAACAAAAATATCAAACCACGCATTTAATCTCGGTTTTAATGTTATTCAGATATTTTTTGAGGACAACCCAAAGGTGATTCAAAGAAAACACTTTACCCTATGGACTAAAATTCATCCTGACGATTTATCAGGTAAAAAAGATGAGGTTATGAGTAAAGTTAAACAGATTGAAGTGTCGATGTCAAATAAGTTGATTTTGAAAAAACTTCCGTCTGATACAATGACTATGTTACAAATAAAAAATCAAATTAGAAAAATTGTTTCTGACGGAATTAAGATTGATATGGTAGTTTTAGATTATATTGATTGTATAGTTCCTGACAAAAATCTTGGTGACGAATGGAAAAGTGAAGGGTCTGTGATGAGAGCTTTTGAAGCGATGTGTCACGAGATGAACATAGTTGGTTGGACCGCAACTCAAGGCAACCGATCATCAATTTCATCTGAAGTTGTGACCACGGATCAAATGGGGGGATCAATTAAAAAGGCACAAGTCGGACACGTTATTATATCGCTAGCTAAAACATTACAACAGAAAGAATTAAAGTTGGCAACAATAGCAATAACCAAGTCTCGTATTGGAGACGATGGGGTTGTGTTCGAGAATTGTAAGTTTGATAATGCTATGATTGAAATTGATACTGAAAGCTCGATGACTTTCTTAGGTCTTGAGGAACAAAAAGAAGAAAGACAAAGACAAAGAGTTAGAGAACTTCTTGAAAAAAGAAAACAAAAAAACTCTCAAGATCAAACAAATAATTAAAAGTTAAATTAAAACAAAAATGAACATTTCGCAAAGAATATTAAGTGATATTACGGTTTACATGAAATATGCTAAGTTTCTTCCCGAAAAAAACAGACGGGAGACGTGGGAAGAATTGGTGACAAGAAACAAAAAAATGCATCAAAAGAAGTACCCACAAATCAAAAACGAGATTGAAGAAGTTTATAAAATGGTATATGATAAAAAAATCCTACCATCTATGAGATCATTACAATTTGGTGGAAAACCAATCGAGATTTCACCAAACAGAGTTTACAACTGTGCTTACATGCCAATCGATCACCCTGACTCGTTTTCAGAAACAATGTTCTTGTTGTTAGGAGGAACCGGAGTTGGGTTTTCAGTTCAAAAACATCACGTAGAAAAACTTCCTGAAATTAAAAAACCTAATTCAAGTAGAACAAGAAGATACTTGATTGGTGATAGTATCGAAGGATGGTCCGACGCCATTAAAGTTTTAATCGAATCATACTTAGGTGTTAAATCATCAACTCCAGTATTTGATTTTTCTGATATTCGTCAAAAAGGAGCGTTGTTGGTCACTTCAGGTGGAAAAGCGCCAGGACCACAACCATTGAAAGATTGTATTCATAACATCACAAAAGTATTTGAAAACAAAGTTGACGGTGAAAAACTTTCACCTATTGAAACCCATGATATCGTTTGTCATATTGCAGATGCAGTATTGGCAGGTGGTATTCGTAGAGCGGCTTTAATTTCATTATTTTCTGCAGATGATGATGAAATGATCTCTTGTAAATCTGGAAGTTGGTGGGAACAAAATCCACAAAGAGGTAGAGCTAACAACTCAGCGGTACTACTTCGTCACAAAGTAACCAAAGAATACTTTATAAATCTTTGGAAAAGAATTGAGTTGTCAGGAGCAGGAGAACCTGGAATATATTTGTCAAACGACAAAGATTGGGGAACAAACCCATGTTGTGAGATCGGTCTTCGACCTTATCAGTTCTGTAACTTATGTGAGGTAAATGCCTCTGATATCGAATCTCAAGAAGATTTTGAAAAAAGAGTCAGAGGGGCAGCATTTATTGGAACACTTCAAGCGGGGTACACTGACTTTCATTACCTTCGTGATGTTTGGAAAAGAACCACCGAAAAAGACGCTCTTATTGGGGTTGGTATGACAGGTATTGGTTCAGGTGTTGTTTTAAGTTATGACATAAAAGCCGCAGCAATCACAGTAAAAGAAGAGAATGAAAGAGTGGCAAACCTTATTGGAATTAACAAGGCCGCAAGAACAACAACTGTTAAACCGTCAGGAACATCATCTTTGGTTTTGGGCACATCTTCAGGTATTCACGCTTGGCATAATGATTTCTATTTAAGAAGAATTCGTGTAGGTAAAAACGAAGCAATTTATTCTTACTTAGCAATTAATCACCCTGAGTTGGTGGAAGATGAATTTTTTAGACCTCACGATACTGCGGTAATTACAATTCCACAAAAATCTCCTGAAGGTTCTATTCTTCGTCATGAATCAGTATCCCAAATGTTGGAGCGTGTTAAGAAAGTATCTCAAGAGTGGATTAAATTTGGACACAGAGGAGGACAAAATTCACACAACGTATCAGCGACAGTTTCAATCAAAGAAGATGAGTGGGACTTGGTGGGTGATTGGATGTGGAACAATAGAAAATTTTATAATGGACTTTCAGTTCTTCCTTATAATGGTGGAACATACACTCAAGCACCTTTTGAAGATTGTACAGAAGAAGATTTTAATCGTTTGATTAAAACTTTAACTGATGTTGATTTAACAAAAGTAATTGAGTTACAAGATAATACCAACTTAAGTGGTGAATTGGCTTGTGCAAACGGATCTTGCGAAATTACTTAATGTTAAAAAAGTAAGGAATTTTTTATAAGTTCCTTACTTTTTTTATTTTACAATATATTTATAAAAAAAATATAATGAAAAAAATTATAAGATTAACTGAAAATGACTTAAGTCGTATTGTAAAACGAATTATTAAAGAAGAAAAAACTCAAAACAAAATTGCCGCCAAAGTGGATGATGTTTTAGAAAAACCGGAAGTTCAAGATAAAATTGAAGATATTTACAAAAATTTTGATAAAAGAGATAAAGTGAAGTTAAAAAATGTTTTAGATGATTTAGGAATAAATGAATATTCTTCGGCGAAAGAAGTACACACTGCAATAGAAAAGAAAATCGAAGATAAAATTGGTGGTGAAATTGGCGAAAACGAAAGCCCAAGAAATAAGGCGTCAAAAATATTACATGGTATAGGAGCCGCTAATATTTCGGCTTGGGGTGGTGTACCGGCAGCAATTGCGATTGGAGGTCTTTTATCTACTACTGTTGGAGCTCCTTTCGTTGCTGGTCTTGCTGTAAGTTGGGGGGCAACGGCATTATTAATGGGTATTGCTAAATTACTTAAAGAAGACCCATCAATTGAACAATCCGAAACCGCATCAGGTGAAAAAATATATCATAAAAAAATGAAAGGCGACGATTTACCCCAAGGACACAAAAGGACTATGGATGAAAACTACAGACGAAGACAATATAAAAGAAGATACTAAAAATTAACCCTCCGCAACGGAGGGTTTTTTATTTATATAAAAATTCAGGATACTATATTTATATATGATATGTCTACAGGTATTTCATATGGTATAACATTTCCTTTCAGAGATTCATTTGTTGGTAGATACTTAGATGTTTCTAGCACAAATGAAGAAGAAATTAGAAATTCTTTAATTCATTTGATCTTAACTAAGAAGGGTACTAGATATTATTTACCTGATTTTGGGACAAGACTCTATGAGTATATTTTTGAACCATTAGATGGACCAACATTTTCTGATATTGAGGCCGATATTAGAGAATCAATCGGAACATATATGCCAAATTTATTGGTTACAAGTGTTACGATAGAACCGGCATCGGCGGGGTTGGAAGATAAAGGGTATACCGTAAATGAATTTAAACAAAGAGAATTTAAAGTACCTAACATATCACAATTAGAACACACCGCAAAAATTAAAATAGATTATAGAGTAACAAATCAGGCGTTTGAAAGTAGTGATTTTGTTATTATCAATATTTAATGATATATGGCAGAAAAAAAGATTTCCTATACGACAAGAGATTTTCAAGGGATAAGAACCGAATTGATAAATTTCACAAGAACTTATTATCCTGAGTTAGTTCGAAATTTTAATGATGCTGGAATTTTTTCTGTACTATTAGATCTTAACGCCGCGGTAACTGATAACCTACAATTTCAAATTGATAGAAGTATACAAGAAACCGTATTACAATTTGCACAACAAAGATCATCAATATATAACATAGCGAGAACATATGGTCTAAAAGTACCTGGTCAAAGACCATCGGTTGCTTTAGTCGATTTTTCAATTACGGTTCCTGCTTTTGGAGATAGAGAAGATTTAAGATATTGTGGTATATTAAGAAGAGGTTCTCAAGTGAATGGTGCGGGACAACCATTCGAAACCGTATATGATATTGATTTTGCATCGCCAATTAACGCTGAAGGAACCCCAAATCGATTAAAAATCCCAAACTTTGATTCTAATGGTAATTTAATAAACTACACTATCACTAAAAGAGAAGTTGTTGTTAATGGAATTACAAAGGTATTTAAAAGAGTTATAACACCTAATGATGTTGTACCATATTTCCCATTGTTTTTACCTGAAAAAAATGTTTTAGGTATAACAAGTGTTTTATTAAAAGACGGAACACAATATAGTACAATACCACAACCACAAGATTTTATAACACTTGAACCAGATAGATGGTACGAAGTAAAAGCGTTGGTTGAAGATAGAGTTTTTGTTGAAGATCCAACTAAACCATCCGATCAACCTGGTATAAAAGTTGGAAGATACATATCAACATCTCAAAAATTTATTTCGGAATATACACCTGAAGGTTTTTGTAAATTAACATTTGGTGGTGGTAATATTTCTGCAGAACAACAATTACGAGATTTCGCCAGAGATGGTAAAGGGTTTGATCTTGCAAGGTATTCTAATAATTTAGGATTAGGAAGTACATTAAAATCTAATAGCACTTTGTTTATCCAATATAGAATAGGTGGAGGTACTGGAAGTAATTTAGGTATTGATACTATCAATCAGATTGGTACGGTTTCTTTCTCTGTAAATGGGCCGTCCGCTAGTGTAAATAGAAGTGTTATTAATAGTCTTAGATGTAATAATGTAACTGCCGCAATCGGAGGTGCGAATGCACCAACAACCGAAGATGTTAGACAAATGGTTTCATTTAACTTTGCCGCACAAAACAGAGCGGTGACCGTAAATGATTATGACTCAATACTTAGAACAATGCCATCTATTTATGGAGCGCCTGCAAAAGTTTCGATAACCGAAGAGAATAATAAAATAAAAATTAAGATGTTGTCTTATGACACTAGTGGTAATTTAACTGATGTAATATCAAACACTTTAAAACAAAATGTTGCAAATTATTTATCAAACTATAGAATGATAAATGACTATATTTCTATTGAAAGTGCTCAACCAATAGATTTAGCCGTTGAGTGTGATGTTGTGTTGGATAGCTCAACAACATCAGGCGCGGTAGTTGCAAAAGTAATTGAAATCATTTCTGACTATTTTAATCCACTTACAAGACAACTAGGTCAAAACGTTGTTGTTTCTGAATTAAAAAGATTAATCCAAAGTCAAAATGGGGTTATCAGTATTTCAGATATGAAATTTTTTAACTTAGTTGGAGGTCAATATTCGTCATTTGAAACATCACAAACATATTCGGACCCTTTAACTCGTGAGATACAATTATTTGCTGATACAATATTTGCAGAACCTTCGCAAATCTATCAAATTAGATTCCCAAATAAAGACATTACGGTTAGAGTCCTTAACTTAAAAACCGTTAGTTTTTCATAGTAATTTATTTTTTGACTTTGAGACCTATTTTTGAAAATAGGAAATAAACTATTTATCAAAAAAGTAAAAAATTAATGCCTAAGTCATATAGAATAAGAACACAAGTCGGTGTTGATAAATATATTAACGTAGAGTTAGACCAAGATTTTGAGTTCTTAGAGATACTTTCTTTAAAGTTATTATCCGAGGATGTGTACACTCGGTTTTGTTCAGACTATGGAGTTATAGTAGGGAGAGTTTTAGTTAATAATGGATTTGGAATACCAAACGCCAGAGTTTCTGTTTTCATACCATTAGAAGCTGAAGACCAATTAAATCCTATTATTGCTGAATTATACCCATACCAAAACTTATCCGATAGAAATGAGGAAGGTTATAGATATAACCTTTTACCAAAAGATCCTTCATATATCGGACATCAAGCCACAGGAACTTTTCCAACAAGAGCCGATGCCTTGATGGATCAATCCTATATTGAAGTGTATGACAAATACTACAGATTTTCAGTTAAAACCAACGAAAGTGGTGATTTCATGATTTTTGGAGTTCCTTTGGGTGATCAAACCGTGGTTATGGATGTTGATTTATCAGATATAGGTTGTTTTTCACTTTCACCGCAAGATTTAATACAACAAGGTGTTGCTACTGAAGACCAAGTCGATGGAGCTAGTTTTAAAACATCTACAAATTTAGATTCATTACCACAAATAGTTAATTTGAATTTTGACGTTGATGTAAGACCTCTTTGGGGTGATACCGATATTTGTCAAATTGGGATTACTAGAGTTGATTTTGATTTAACAAAATTGGCGAATATTAAAATAGAACCTACTTCAGTATTCATGGGGTCTATAATATCAACAACAAATGATGACGCTCTTAGAATAAGTTGTAAACCAAAAAACAACACAGGAAATCTTTGTGAATTAATTGCGGGTGAAGGTCAAATAATGGCGATTAGACAAACAATTAATACAGATTCAGATGGTTACCCAATATTAGAGCAATATAATTTAGAAAATAACGGAAAAGTTATAGATGGAGATGGTTCTTTTTTGGTTAACCTACCGATGAATTTGGACTATGTTATCACCGATGAATTTGGACAACAAATATTATCTCAGGACCCAACAAAAGGAATACCAACGAAGGGTAAATACAGATTTAAATTCAAGTGGGTTAATAAAGAACAAAATTTAACAATATCCGACATTCAATCTAACTTAGAAAATCTTAAAAAAGAAGTCGGAATAAAAAATCAAGACTATAGTGGTAACTTCCAAAGAGCACATTTTTTAGTTCCTAATATAAAAGAATACGGATGGTCAACATATGATAAAGATCCATTACAAATTAAAAAACCAACAACATTTAACTACCAAATTTCGGCCAATAACAACATAGGGCCAACTCAGATTATTGGACCTGTAGGTCTTCAGTTTGTTAGCGCACCAAACACATCGTCATTTATTATTTATATAAATGGTCAACAATACTTTGGTGACACAAACCAAATCACAATACCGGCTCTTTCATCGTTTTATATTGATGGTATTGCTTTGAATACAAACCAACCACAAAATTTCACTTTTACAGAATATCCTATTGAGTTATATGATGTTTATAGATCTTACGCGTTTTCTTTAGATTGGAATGATTATGGGAATACTCAAATGATACAAGAAGCAATTAATTGTGAGGATAGGTTTTATGAGTTCAATTATAACAAAGTATACACTACAGCACTTTTTCTTGACAGATATAAAAATGGTATTGGTAGAGCGAAACATTTGGGGATTAAAGAAATAGATGATAGAACATGTGCCTCAACAAATAATACTTTTCCTGTAAATGATATTATAAGAAATTTTGACCCAATATTTTTTGTTTTTAATATATTCACAAATATTTTAATATTTCCGTTACTAACTTTATTATATGTAACACATTTTGTTGCTTTTATTTGGCCAATTCTAAAGTGGGTTTTATTGTTTTTAAGTATTAAATTCATTAAGGATAGTTATCAGGATGCGGCGGTTGCAATTGATACCGCGGCTGAAGCGGTAAACGATGCTTTAAGTTTAATATCCTTCACGGCGGCTGGTCCTGTTATTGACCCAGGTTTAACACCTGAACTGATAAAAGACACTTTAGCTGCAATCAGAGACGCTGCTTACGCGATTTTAACATTTGCATCATCAATAGTTTATCTCGCCTTCATTACAAACGCTATATTTGATTTTAAAAATGGAACTTGGAGAAGACTTAACATACCTAGATTAGGATTTCCAATGATAACTTACAACGATTGTACAACATGTGAATGTGAGTGTAACACCGCAGAGTTGGATGACGATGTAACACCTCAATCAATACAAGACGAAATAGATTCACAAATTGCTGAGTCTGGAGCGGGATCAAATCTTCAGTTGGCAACACCAAAAAGTTTTTTAGCACCTGTAAATTCACCAGGATCTTATGAAATATCACACCCAAATTTAAATCAAAATCCAATAGATTCTAATAATCCTGACGATGGAAATTTTTCATGTGGAGGATTATTTAACGACTTTCAATCTTTCTCATATACACTACAACAACAAGATATTGACGTTGACTTAGTTGTAAGAGCTAATTTTGATTTTTTAAGAATATTTTCAGGTTATGATATTTTAAGCTCAACTGATCCTATTAAATTAACCGCGAATGAAAAATATTTACTACACGCCCCACAACCATTTTTATGGGCAGCTAAAAAATTCAATGGTTTAAATCAAAGATGGTTTGCAATTCCAACATCAGTTACATACCCCCAAAAACTAAACGAATTTAACACTAGAGATAAATATTTTACTAACTCAGGTACAGGTGTTGGGCCAAATAGAGTTAAAGTTAAGGTTAATAATTCACCAAATGATTTTTACGATCAAGTATTGGTGGTATTGGCAAACCCTGGAACAACTAATTCCTTAGGTATAGGAGAATTCTTTTCATTCCAAGATCCAAACCTTTCAAACTCTTTCGTTAACTTGACAGGTGCTAGTTTTAATCAGTTTCAGACCAACTCAATAACTGGTGTAACATTTACGGGACAAACCACTGTAAATGTTGGATACGCCAACTTTTCAAATATTGACCAAACTTCTAACTTACAAGCCCAAATTGTTATTACCGCAACTACGGAGACAGCAGTACCATCATCGATACCGGGTATACCGGGAGTGAACGGGTATGAAGAAAGTTACTTAAAATACCCAACGGACATTGAATACTTCCAAGTCATTACTGGTATGACCGTGGGTAGTTTCTTATCTATGTCAAATAACACTACGCCAGGTTTATTTCCTAACGAATACTTACTTCATAGAATTAAGTATGTTACACCTGAATGTGGTATATTACCCGGATATGGAGGACCTAATTATAACATCAGAACCACTTCACCGGCTTTACAATATATGCCAGGTTACCAAAATTTTGAAGTCGTTATTATGATTAGAGGGGTTGATCCACACACTCAAAAACAAAATATTTCATATGATTTGTCTAGAATTTTTGGTTTGACAAGTTTTGGTTTAAATCAAAATTTAATTGTTAGTGGTAGTTATTATTTGAATGTACCTATACAGGCTTACCCGACAACTCCAAGAAAACCAAAATCACACATTACAGGAAACAATCAGGGTCATAATTTGTATTTTAATTCATATTCATTACAAATAAGTGGGCCGTCAGGTTCTAACCCTAATTTTACGGCATTTACATCCACATTACCATATTATTATTTGGCGACTGATGATAATATTTATTCATCTTACGCACCTTCAGGCAATGTTCCTCCAAACTCTAATAATTTGGCGTCACCAACCAACCCAATTGTATTTCCGTCTCAAAGTACCTTACCATATTATCAAACTCAAATAAATCCACCATCACCATTATCGGTAGGTGCTGGTGGAGGTGCTTATTTAAAATCAAACACAAATTTAAATTTATTTGGAATAACTATAGTTAATAATCCATTTTCATATCTTGCTCTTGGAGAGGATAGATATTATAACAACGCACCTCCACTTACGAACTTCAATAGACTATATTATTTATATTCACCTGTTTATTACGGAAACACATCTTTAACTCCAGTAAACTTTACAGATAGGAATAGAATTGTTATGAGAAGTGATCGTATTCCTACCTCAACGAGAGTTGAAAACGGGGTCGCATCAACAACGGGATATGGTTTACATCAAAATAATAATTTTACATTTTATTCTGCGAATGGAGAACAAGCACCTGAAATAATTCAGGCGGGATTTGACTCAACTGATGGATCACAGGCGGATCTTGACCCCATTACATCTGCTTTAACCGACACACTCCAATGTGAAAATATGGTATCATTACAATGTTATTCTGGTAGTGGAAATAATGTAGGTATTATACCAGCAGATCAATGCTCAATGCCTCCGGGTCGTGTTGTTAAAGGTTGTTATTGTTTATTAAATAAAGGAGATGAGGTTGCAAATAAAAGATGGTATTTAATTGGAGACGCATTTAAATACGACTCAGCTTTATTATTAGAGTGGAAAGTTAGATTTACCTTAAACTTTGCTGCGTGTAGAGGAGTATTTTCACAAACGTTTCAAAATAATTGGGTAAATGGTGTGTTATATATGTTTTCTTTCAATACTAGAAAATTATTTGGTTTAGATCCAAACAATCCAAGTTACACTTCAAGAAAATTTTATAAATCGTATTGTGATGATGTTATAATTCATAATGATATTACAAATAATTTCTATTACAGAAGTTCACCATGGAATGAGTCAACACAACAATTTGTTGGTAAAGAATCCCCAAATACAAGTGGTTTTATACAAGCATTAATAAATTTCCCCGGACCTGCATATAACGTGAAACAAATACAATTCCCTACAACCGTGGTTGATTTAGGACCAAGAGATCTATTTGTTAATGAAATTTGCTCTAATCCTTCATTTGGTTCTTATTATGCAAACCAAACAACCTCAACATCATACCAAGACAATTCAGACATATTACAATTGGCCTTCTTATCTAGAATTTTAAATAACACATTCAGACAAGGTATGCAACCCGGTATTTTAGGTAATAACGTTAGAGAAGGTATTGGTGTTAGTGAATTTTTTGATAACGATAGAAAGGGTCAAAGAATTGATGGTGATATCGCTCAAATGATATCAATCAACTCTGAATGGAAAGTTTCACCTTTTATTGCAGAAAATTTAATTGGTATTACTAACCCAAATTCATACATATATTTTGGAAATCAAGGCGGTAATGCGAACCAAACTAAACCTGTTTTTGGTGTATTCTTCTCCTCAAGAACCGACGAGTTTAGATATAGAAGAATTATGTCACCAGGGATTGAGACGTTCAATCAATTACCTTTAATTCAACAATCATTTGGTTACCCTAAATCTCAATTTGTACCAAATTACAAATGGTCATTAAGAAGTGGGTCTAGTATTTTTGGTAATGAAAATAACAATTGGTATACGGATAGTGTAAACTCGCAAGCAGGATTTTTTCAAAAACAATATCAAGATGTTGATTTTGACACACCACTTGAGAAATATAGAACCACAACTACAAAGTTTGGATTCATAAGTAATTTCACGTCAACAAACCCACTATTACCAAACCCTAACCCATTTAACGTTTTACAAGGGGTTCCAAGTCCTGTCGTAACACCAATTTCTACTTTTGTTATTGGTGCACCATATCATTTTTATTTCGGGTTGGTAAATGGAAATACCGCAGTGGATAAATTCTATAAACTATATGTTGCAGACTTCTAATGTACGACGAAAATACAAATATAATATTAGGTGACCGAAGATTTAAAGGGGGTATAAATGTTGATGGGGCTATTGATGTACCACTAAAACAAAGTACCAAATTAATTAACGAATACGATAGAACAATAAATGTTAATTTAGAAGAACTTTTCGATCAAGAAAGACAAGAATCTACAATTTTTAGACCAGTTTGTAAGTATAGTCTTGTTTTTGATAATGCAATTACTGGATCAACTACCTATGTTCCATTTAGAAATAATTTGTATTATACAAATGAAATACAAAACACAATCACGTCATTTCCTAATGGAAATGTTGGACAAAGCGCCTTACCAACACCATGGGATGGTTTTCCACAATATTTTGAATTTGATTTTATTAGAACTGATAGTGGTGTTGTTGGATACACCGCACCCCCTAGTAACCACATAAATTTTAAACCATTAAGTGCTTCTACATATAATTGGACTCATTACATAAGTTATCCATTTGAAAATGATTACACTAAAACTTTAAATCTTATTGAACCAAAGTCAAATAATTCGTGGACATGGGTTGCGTCTCAAGGTATACCATTTGTGATACGTGTAGGTTCAGAACAAAACAAAAGGATAATTAGTTTTTATTGTCCATTACCACATGGATTAACTGCGGGTAATTACGTAGAGCTAACTATTTCTTATAATGGTGAAAACTACTTTCAAGTGACAAGTTTGGGAACACCAGGATTTGATTCTAATGAATACTATTTTAATTTAGTAAATGTTGGTTATATTGGTAACACTTTCCTAACAGGAACTCAAGGGTTTTTAAAAAGAGTTATAAATATTAACAATATTAGTGAAACAAAAAGTGAGTATTATATTAGAAGACATAAAATAATAACGGATGTTCAGTGTTCTGTTTTAGTTAATTCGGGTTTTGAGCAAAACGCTTTTAACACCAAAACTAAATTTGAAAAACAAGCTCTAACACCCACTCAAGTTGCTAGAACTTCAGTGAAAGAATCTAGTCAGTCATATACCCTAAGTTTTAATTGTGATATCGACGTTCAACCCTATCGAGATAATCAAAAAAGACCAATTAGTGAGTTGTTTTTTACTACAATATGGCGAGGTTATTTTGGATGGACAAGAAATTTGAAACAAGGATGGTTTTTTAATACATACTTAAATAATGGTTCACCATCATCATGGTGGGATCAGTCTAATCCATTATCTAACACCAATATACATCAATTACAATACAATAGTTTATATAATAACACCGGACCATTCTATTATAATAGAACATTAACAAGTGGTGACACTATTGATGGGGACTTTTGTGAATGGAATAACTACGATCAACAAGAACGAGTGATTTCCGAAAATAGACACAAAATCAAATTTAATACAAATTATTTTTATCAAAGTACGGGGTTACTTCCAACAAATCAACTTGGATATTTTTATGATCCACACACCCCAATTCAAATACGAAGTTTTTCTAGTTATGTTGAGGAAGGGGATGAATCGGTGGTTGGAATTCCTGATTATGCTTACTTTTCACAATTATCAAATAGTTTTAGATGGAGAGACCTATTACCTTATGGTTATATTGATGAAGATTTTAATGGGGTAGATTTTCCTTTTTTAAATGGGAAACATTATCCATATACAAATATCGTATTTAGAATAACACCCGAAAATTACAATGTCGATAGTGAATATACACAAGGTATTCTTACACCTGACATAACCCAAATACAAGACCCGATAGTAGATGAATGTGAATAAAGTTAAAATATTACGATCTGACTTAGATAGTTATTTGAACCTTCCTGTTGAAATGACATGGGATTTTTCAGGTAGAGATCAGGCTATTGAGGAATATGAAAATACGGTACTAAAAGAAATATTAGGTCAAATTAAAGACTTTGAGGTAATCAGATTTTCACATAAACCATTTGCAAATGAAGATACCGATATTAATTATGAATTTAATTTTTATGATAAAATTACACCAATAACCGCAAATACTGTAAACCAATCTAATTGGGGGTCAACTTACATAAACGAAGGTTTTACGGTAGGAGAGGTTTACTATAATGCGAATTCATTTGTAAAATCCTTTTTCAAGTTGGATTTTTACGACACACCAAATGAAAGGACTCAGAAAAATTATTTTACAATTATATTACCTACTCAACAAGGTCTAACACAAAACGTACAATTAGGGCCTCAAATCCCAAATGTTGATATTAAAATACCAACATTTAAGTTGGATTATTTAGGTGATAAGGAAGGGTTTTTTGTCTATTGGTTAAGAAATAGAGATTATATAAATATAGATACTTTTTATATGAGTGCTAAATTCTTTGATGGTAAATTGGGGGTATTTGTTGAAATGACAAACAAACCACAATCACAATTGGTACCAAGTAAATTTAGTTTTAATGGAGCGGATTATTTTTATTATAGAGTCAAATTGAATTATTCAAATTTTACTTATGAAGTAACTGATGTGAATGGTTTAAATAGAATTGGAGGATCTTTGAATCCGATAAAGTGGTATGAATACGTAAACCCATAATGGATACACAATATTATAAATTTGTAGTCTCACCCGAAAATATAAAAGGTGATTTAATTTCTGTACCATTTACAGGTGAAACGGATATTAAAATTTTAATAGATCCGTGCTGTCCGATCACGGCAGAAACTATCACAACGATAACAGGAAACACAGGGTATTATTTACCAATGAGCGAGGTATTATCGGGAGGTACTGACGGAAATTCAATACTAACAGGATTAAGTGTTAATTTATTATTAATTCAAAATACTGTGGATATTGGTTATTATTCGGTATTTGATGGTGCAATTTTACAGAAAGAAGTTCTAACAAATTTCTTATTTAGTGCCGATACTATCACAGATCCTTTAGGTTATTCATATTATTTTTACAATACATCTGACATTGAGTTTGCAAAATTTTTACAACAATCAACATATGTAATTGATTGGGGAGATGGATCGCCACAACAACCAATAACAAGCCCACTTCCTGTTTTTCACCAATATCCATCGGGTAGTAATGTATATACAATAACACTTACATCATATTCTCCGTGGGGTATATCTTATGTTGAAAAAGACGTAGTTGTACCATTTACAGGGACTACAATACCAAACCCAAATGGAACCGCTTTTTTTATACCCGCAGGTGGAAGTTGGTCTGCAACTCCAATAAGTTATGATTATATATTTACGGGAAACTCTAACACCAATATAAATGATTTTTATAGTTATAACTATACAACAATACCTTTTCTAATTACAGGTTACACCGAGTCATCAATAAGTGAATTGATACAATATGGACCTATAAGTAGTTTAATTGGTGGAAAGTACGTATATGGACCTGTTACGGGAAATACCGGTCAAGTTGGTGAATTTATAGGACCAGACCCATCAGGAATTTACACCGCATATACTTTAGGTAATATTACTTATTATGATTATGAAGATTTCACAATATATGTTGTTGAGTCTTCAGGTTTTACTCAAAATGATCTTATTCTTAGTGCAATAACGAAAAATGAAGCCTTATTAAATGTGGTAGATGAATTACAAGTGTTATCTAATGTTTATGTTGAAAGGGGTGTTTATGCACCATTAGAAAGTGTTATGAGATTGGGTGAAGTCGATAACGTTGGTGATTTAGAAAAGTACGGATATGGATTCTTTAATGTCGAAAAAATAACGACATAACTATTTATTAAAAAGAAAAAAAAATATGGCAACAGGCAGTTATGGGACGGTAAGAGGTTCAGATGTTAGTCCCGAGGATGTAGAAATTATATTAACATATACACCAAGTAGGGATGATACAAATAATTTTATTTTGACAACTTTGAACGCTCAGGATGTTCTAAGACCTTATTTTCATAACTCTGATACTGGAGGCAATGCAAATGTTGAAATATTAGGTGGTTTATACAATTTAAAATTACCGGCAAATCAATTTAATAAATTAGGTATTTACACCCTTTTAATAAGACCCGCCGAAATTAGAACGGTGATTAATGATTGTGGTGTTTTATCTGCATTACCAAATGTTAAAGGAATTGTTATTGATATTAACCAAGTCCCAATTGAATATAGAAATAAATTCGTTAATCAAGGTTTAGTTGGGTTTAGAGTTGAATATTTAAATCCTAGTGGAACCAAGATACCAAACTTTTTTAGAATTATAACCTCATCTTTTTATTGTGAACCTGTTGTTCAAAATTTAACAAACACAATTCAAAAATCGATTAGATATCGATATGTTGATGGTGCGACTAATTTAATTTTCTGTACACTATCACCATCATCGTCACCAACAAACAAACCAAATGCGACACCATATATTGGTCAACCCAATCAAAATATTATTATTACAAATACATACTTTAATCCAATAACTACTGAAATAGAAATTGTTGACCAAGACATCTCAACATTGGCAATTGCGTTGTATGGTAATCAAACTAAATCTATTGATGACGGAATCTACACCATTTACGATTCTAATAATAACATATATAAACAATACAACCTTTATGAGATTAAAGACCAATTCAATACTTTATTGTATGAGGTTAGACAAGATAGGGGTACTAACATAGATTTCAGTAAAAGTTTTACTAATATAACGGCATAATGGCAACACAAAAATTTACCTGTCCACCACAAAGTGCTAGCGGTCAAGGAACATTCTCTGACAATATAGTTGGATTACAACTAGTTGGTGGAGGTGGTTTTACACAGGCTAATTTCGAGTTCACAACATCAATTTCAGAAAAACAAAATAGAAACTTCAACATAGGTACTTTTTCGGATCCAATGAGTTTGAAAAGTATGAATATTGAAGGTCTATTAGAGGCAAGAAATATTCTAACAAACAATTTTCAAGTATATCCCAATTATGATTTATCACAAGTTACTAACTTTACAGAATATGGTTCATTATCTAAAAGGTTATCAACATCTGTTATCAAAATTATTAACTATTTTCCTGCGGCTTTAGAAATATCACCTGTAAACTCTAAATTATTAAATGTCGAAACCGCAATAAATGCGACTTATGATGTTGTTGATAATGAAACACAATTTGAAATAAAATTAACATCAATCAATAACCCTTTAGATATAGACTTCTCAATTGATGCAACAAGAAATTTAGTTTTACAAGAAATTCCTGTTTCACCACTAAGAGACATGACTACCGAATATAAAAAATATTCATTATTTATTAGACAACAAGAATATCCTGTTAATTTCCTTTATCCTACTGATAATAACTCAATAACATTAAAGTTAATTGTTGAAGGAAATCCTTTTTCGGGCAACTCAATTTCTTACGAATATTTGGTAATTAGACCTAATAATATTGAGGTTAACAAAGTTTTTAATTATAGTTTAGATCCTGTTGAAAACTTCCTATTAAATAGAAATGTAAATCCAATATATACCGCAAGTTTTAGAGTTCCTATTGAAAATGAAGATGGGACTTATGTCTTTACAGAGCAATACGCAACATTCCCACTTAATGGTATTTGGAACTTAGACATCCAGTCTAATGCGTTTGATAACTACCTTCAAAGACTAAGTGATTATGGTATTAGTTTAGATGAGTATAAAACTAATTTGATATCAAGATTTTTAACCACGGCAGCATTAAAAGAATTTGACACGACCGATCAAAAGTTTGAAAAAGTTTTACAAATATATGGTAGAAGTTTTGATGAAACAAAAACATTCATTAATGCTTTGGCAAATATGAATAATGTCAATTATATTGTAAAAAATGACATTCCATCACAACTATTGAAAAATTTGGCAGAAACTTTAGGTTGGAAAACTAATATATCCCCAATAACTAATGAACAATTATTAAATAGTGTATTTTCACCAACAACTAACACATTTTCTGGTTTATCTAAAGGACAAACTCCTGATGAGTTAAACTATCAATATTATAGAAATTTAATTTTAAATTCTGCATACCTTTTCAAATCTAAAGGTACTAGAAAGTCCATTGAGTGTTTGTTAAAACTAATTGGAGCGCCTGAAGCTTTAACTGAATTTAATGAATATGTTTATGTTGCAGATCAAAGAATCAATATGAGTGATTTTGAGCAACAATATAGACAAATCACAGGAGGCACATTTACACAACAATTTCCGTCATTACAAACAAGCAATGTATTTTCAATACAGGGAATGCAATATACTGGTTTTACAACTAATAGTATCACGGTCGATGTCACAACAACTAAAGATGACTACCCCGTTGACATTTTTGGGTGTCCTCAAATGCCAAGATCAAGTGAGAATTACTATTATCAAATTGGTGGTGGTTGGTTCGAATCCACACCACAACATAGAATGCCGGCAGTAACTAATATTACTAATAGTGTTTTTACAGGAAATAACCCTGACTTCCAAACCACCTTATTACCATTTAATTATGGAGAAGAATACCTTCAAAGGTATAGAGAGTTTCCTTATATGAATTTAGGGTATAGACTACAAAAAATATCAGACAATAAAAAAAGTTGGTATGACAATCAAGGAATTTTACGACAAAATTTTGATGGTGGATTTGATGCTTATTACACAGCGTCTGAAGATTGTTTGGTATTAAACGTAAAAAATGTTGATATATTTATAAATCCTGCTCAAGGTTTGGTTTATGATGTATGGTCAATGTCTAAACAATACAATTTCCCAATACCTGAACAAGGTTTGAATTACGTTCCACCAACACCTTGTTATATATCAAATCCATATCCAAAACGAGGGGGTATTGATTGGACTGAAATAGTCCCAAAACCAAAACAAAAAACATTTTTTGAATTTGCTCAAACTTTTTGGTATAACATGATAAATGTTAGGAATCGTCAGTTTATTACTGATGGGAAAACTGGAGGTTACCCAACATTACAATCGATATATTGGAAATATTTGGAGTCACAACAATTAGCGGGAATACAAAATGATAATTTTACATATCAAACAATGATCGATTATGTAAATGGGCTAGGAACATATTGGATAAATTTAATTGAACAAATGGTTCCTGCCACGACTATTTGGACTACTGGTATGAAGTTGGAAAATTCAATTTTCCACAGACAAAAATTTGTTTGGAGAAGACAAACAGGTTGTAAATTTGTACCTGTACCATGTAAACCATGTAGTATTATTACCCAACTTTACACTTATGATTGTCCGGCACAAACAATAGAGTGTGGAATATTTCCATGGAATAATGATCCAACTATAGTTTCGTTTGGTTATATTTTAAACCAAACATTACAGGAATATTACCAATCTACAAATATAAATTTTTCAGATTGTTTAGGTACTACCATAATTGCAAATTGGTTTGTTGATCTTAGAATAAACGGATCGCCCATATATCAAAACCAATTTTTAACAACTTACGGAGCTATAAATGCACCGACGCAACAACAATGGTTGTTAGCGTTAGAAGATGGTTTGTCTAGTTTACAAGTAGACGGATATAGTTATGATATAGATATAGAAAATGAAACCGTAACGGTTTTTAATAATAATTGTACTTCAACATTTGACGATTTTCAAATCAATGTTGGAATAGACTTTCAAGTTTTATGTAACGGATAATGGGATACATTGCAATATACGACTTATCGATAACTGGAGATTGTTCAAACACAGGTTCAGGTGGTTTTTCATTTAGTATTACTGGAGATAGCGGACCAACTTGGTTAGTTTACGATATAACATTAGGAGGAACATTACCAACTTCTGCGGCTACTGATTATTATGAAGTAACAGGATTATATTCGAACACGTATTTTATTGACGTACAGGACTCTGTTGATAACCTACCCATTGTAATAAATATTTCATCAGGCACAACGGTTTCTGTTTTGTCGAGTGATACCACTTGCGGTTTGGATAATGGATCAATAACTGCGGCGACTCAATATGTTTATGGTCAATCTTTTTATTATTTGTATGATGGATCAAATAATTTAATATCCACAGGTACGACAAATGACTTGTATTTTGAATTTTCTAATTTAAGTGCCGACACTTATTATGTTATTGCCGATGATGGAGGCGGATGTACCGGAAGTACTTCATCGGTTTTAATTCAACCATCAGTACCTTTTGATTTTGGATATTACGTTGTTAGTGATTCTAGTTGCTTCGATGAAGGAAATGGAAAAATATTCATAACAGGACTAACCTCAATAAGCGATTATGTAATAACATGGTTATCTGACGTTAACGGGCAAACTGGATCAACAATAATAGGATTAACATCAGGCGTATACCAAGTTGAAATACAAGACCCAAACCTTTGTATTACATCAAAATCTATAAATGTACCGATAGTTGACGTTATTGGTTTGGGTGCATTTTTTGTAACACCAAGTAGCGAATGTTTTATAGATGACGCAATAGTTAACGTCGTAATTACAGGAGGTACCGCACCATTTTATTATAGTGGATCATCAGGACAAGTTGGAATATCATTTGCAACTTCATTTACTTTTACAGGTGTTTCGGCCGGTGATTTTGCGGTTAACGTTACCGATGCGGGATTGTGTAGTTTTTATGCTCAAACATCAGTTTTAAACCCAAACACGTTTTATCAAGTCGACATAAACACCACAAATTCTAATTGTTCATCAAATAATGGGACAATTCAAATAATTGTTGATCAAGGTAATCCACCCTTGTCAACTTTTAATTATAGTGTGTCAGGAGACTCAGGTTATTATCAATCAATTAGTTTTGGAAATCCAATTCAAACATTCAATGGATTAGGTTCGGGTAATTATATTATTACGGTTTCTGATGACAATGGGTGCACTTTTACGGGAACCACATCAATAACTAATGTTTCTTCATTTTCAGTGACGGCAAATACAACAGGAACTACGTGTGGTTTCAATAATGGGATTCTCGAAATATTAGTGTCAACTGGTGGGACATATCCATATTCATTTACATTAGTAGGCCCACAAGGAGACTCACAAATTAGAAATAATAATTTAGGCGTTTTTGAAAATTTACCACCTGGAAATTATGATCTCATAGTTTCTGATAGTAGTTCCCCAACATGTAATGAAGAGTCTTTTGTTTTTATATCATCATCAGATCGAGTAAGTTTTGACTTTTACGTTAACCAACCTGTTTTTGGTGGTGATGGTAGAATTAGTGTATATATTACAAGAGGAACACCACCTTTCACATATAATTGGAGTGGTGATGTTGGTTCACAAACAGGTTTAGTAATTACTGGAGCGTCATCTGGTGAGTATAGTTTAGAAATCACCGATAGTAATGGTTCTGGTCTAAAAAAAGATGTGAAATTATTTGGGACTAAAAGTGTTTCCAATTATAGAACGTTTACAATTTGTGAACAAACATTTGAAAGTGTTAATACCGTCACAAAAAGAGGTATGAGACAAATGTTTTGGGAAGGTTTTGCAGATTTAACTAGCGGTGATACAAATTGTATATTAACATCCGCGGATTTTATAATCGTTGCCAGCGTTGATGCAGAAACCAAAGAAGAAATTTTTTATAACTCATCGGGATTTACAGATTACCCAGCAGATTCAATTTGGGCAAATACAATTATTGATGTTTTAAGTACTTTTCCTGGTATCTCTAACGTTGTTGTTGATATTGAGACCAACAAAGTTACAATCACAAACGATTGTGGAGAAATGCAAAAAAATTGTGAAAACGAAACCGTAAATATTTTGAATAACACACCAATAATTGTTTATCTAAAAATAAACTACGATATTGCTTGTGTAAGTTGTATTTAATATGAATGAAATAGCTATTAGTTCTGTAAGTGGTTTTACTTTGCCTTTGACCGCATACACTTGTGATGTTTATCAAAATTAGTGTGTGCTTGGCGGAGTTATAACAACAACTCCTGAAACAATAACCATTGATTCGTAATTTGACAACGCACCCGCACTTGGTTTATTATTAACCGATGGGGTTTGTGAAACGTTTGAAATTGTAATTTGTGATAGTTAGTCAAATTCACTTTTTATTTTTTAATCTTATCTTAGTCTTATGGACGATTTGATTTTTGTTACGGCACAACCTGATGTGCCATACTTTCATTGGCAAATTCGTCTTTACGTACACAATTTCATTAATAAAGGTATTAACCCAAAAAACATTCACGTATTATTTTCCATACCAGAACAAAATGTAGAGCCTAGTGATAATGCGATTGAGTTTTTAAAGTTAGGAATACAGGTACATTTTTTTAAAGACGACAGAGACAACAAACATTATATTCCTAGTATAAAACCATATTTAATAAGCAAGTGGATTCAGAGAAACAAAAATCAAGGTAAGTTATTTTTCCTGCACGACGCCGATATAATTTTTATAAAATTACCAAATTTCGAAAATTTAATTAATGATGATGTTCTATATCTATCGGACACAATTGGTTACATTGGATATGATTATTTGAGTAATTGTTCTAAGAATTATGAAACTAAATTTGATAGTTGTAAGAAAGAAGAGTTGATAGACATAATGTGCGGTGTTGTTGGTATTGATAAAGATGTAATAATTAAAAATCAAAAAAATTCAGGAGGAGGTCAATACATTATAAAAAACACTACATATGAGGTGTGGGACAAGATATATAAAAATTCAAATGAATTACATTCTTCATTAATTAAATTCCAAAGAAAATACCCAATAAATTCAGGACAAATACAATTTTGGACTGCAGAAATGTGGTCACTATTATGGAATTTATGGTTAATAAATAAAAAAACAAAAGTTACCACTGAATTAGATTTTTCATGGGCCACTGATACAATCGAAGTTCATGAAAAAAAACCAATACTACATATGGCGGGAGTCACGGAAAATTTAAAACACGATAAATTTTATAAAGGTGATTTTATAGAAAAAAATCCAATAGAACTTTTACAAAGAGACTCAAGATATTTTGATTATATATCAAAAAACAGCTCAACTATCAAATATATTGACAACATGAAAGATTACATAAAAAAACTAAATAATGGATTATTTATATAGATAATGGAAAATTGTTATGTTTTATATTCTTGTGATGGTTCCTACGAACCTATAATCTCTAACAATCAAGAATTGACTGTTTATACTAATGATTTTGTATCAATAACAATTTTATCACCATTTTTAGAACCATCCACTTGTTTTTATGTACTTTCACTCGGCAACATTGAATGTGATATCACTTACGACATTGAATTAAACCCTGAAGTTGAATGTGATTGTGGTACATTGTGTTATTTTGTAAATTATGGTGACGAAATTTACGATACTATATATGTTAGAAATAATAATAACATTGTTGTTGAACAATCCCCAACAGGATCAACCGTAAATTTTTGTTCGAGAATTTATCCATATTTTGATTATAGTGGAACGACTAAAGTTAAAATAATGGGGCAATGTGTTGGAGATGTATGTCCCACAACAATACCAACAATAAAAAAAACCAATGAATGTGACGTAATAACCATATTTCCAATGGATGTAACTTGTTTGGTACAAGAACCAACTAATCAATATACTTTCGATGGCTCCGCTCAGTTACTTGTAACAGGAGGAACACCCCCTTATACAATTTTTTGGGAAATAGGAAGTTATGCTCCCGCATTAACCAATTTGGGTGTTGGTGAGTATAGCGCAAGAGTTGTTGATTATTATGGTGATTTTGTAATTGACACTACTTGTGTTTTGACCGCACAGACAATCACATATTCTGCTATGTGTTTTGTATTAGAAAGTAAAACAGAAAATGTCTACATAACGTCTGAAGCGGCAGGTGTTAAAAACACAAAACCATATTATGTAATATCGAATGGACTGGTATCATTAGGTTTAGTTTTTTGGGATGGAGAATCAAATACGTGGGTATTTTGTCAAACATTTGATTGTAATTCTAATCAATATTATGCATATTTGGATAACAATGGTGGTGAGTACCCAACAACAGACACAATGTTAATGTATGAATGGAAAGAGGGAACCTCAGATGAATATATGTTTGCTGAGTCCTATATTGGTCCTTGCAGTATTCCTGTAATACCAAAAACTTATGGTAATCTTTGTTTGTTTTTATTAGTTAGAAGCTCAAGTGATGATCCGTTTGAACAACTTCAATACACAATGAATTTTGTTGGTAACGTTAATGGTCAACCAAGTTGGGAAAGTGTCGGAGGACAGTATTATTTATATTGGAGTACAGGATCCACACCTGATCAATGGGTAATAACAGGATATTCTAATAATAGCCAAATTGTTAATTATAGTCCACAAACACCACCAATTAGCAATTGGTTAAATTTTGGTGATAATTCATTATATAATGTTGCGGTGTTAAGCGGAAGTTGTAGTGACGAAAGTTTAGTTGGTTTTACGTTGACCACAAATAATGCAACTTGTGGTCAATATGGTAGTATTATGATAACACCTTATGGAGGTACACCTCCATATCAATATTCAATAAACTTCGGTCAAACCTATCAAAATTCACCTTATTTTCAAAATCTCGGACCAGGAACTTATGGTGTTAAAATAATAGATAGTAATGGAGTTGCCGAACAATCTTCAGTTACTTTGTTATCGACTCAAGGTGTCACATATCAAATAGGGTTTGGATATACTGTAGGAGGACCATTCCAAATTTCGGCTCCAACATTACCTGCTGGAGTTACAATAACATTCGATTTAGTACACTTCGGAACTTTAACATATTATCCGAATACTATTTTAGCCCAACCCGTATATAATAATTTTACAACAATTACGGGAATTGGTTTTATGACGCCATTTAGCTCATCAAATAGTTCTTCGTCAGTTATCGGTCCTTGTAGTGTTCCAAACTTAATATTTAAAAATCAAGAATATAGAATTTACAAAAACACACTGACTATTGGAAGTAATGGTGTAATTAGTGGATTTACAACTAATAATATAATAAATGCACCATCAGGTCCGTGTACTTTTGCTGGAGGGGGGTATACATTACAATTAACAAATCTAAAAGTTAATGGTTGTGATTGTTGTTATGTGGAGATTTTACAAACCTAAAAAAAAGATATTTATAATTTAAATGGGATATATAATAAAAAATACATCAGGTTTAGTTAATACGAGAATAACCGACACAGGTAGACAAAAATTGTCTCAAGGAAGGTTTAATGTTGCATATTTCCAAGTAGGAGATAGCGAAGTATCATACGATAAATTACCAATTACATACAACCAATCAAATAGTTTTGTCTTGGAACCGGAGTTTAATGGACAAAATACCGCAGGAGTACCTCAATCAAACAAACAATATGTTAAGTATCCCTATTTAGTAGATGAAAATGAAACAAATACCTATGGAATTCCTTTTATGGATTCTTCAGTGGAATCTGTTTACAATAGGGCGGCAATGAGAGGATTTTTTAGTGGTAATACATTATCCGATCCTATCGATTGGAAGGTTATGGTTGGTGATTATTATGTTGTTACCGCAAATTATGTAACACAAATGAGTGGGTTAGACGGATCAAATAAACTAACGATCGTACAATCAGAATGTAATGGTCAAAACACAAGAAAACCTAGCGTTGGAGATATAATTACGATATTTTATGATGGAAACGGACAAAAGAATTGTGAGTGTTATAATTTACCGACACCAACACCTACCGCATCACCATCTGTGACATCAACCTCGATGCCAACACCAACCCCGTCATCGACTGACCCATGTTTGTCACCTACACCTACACCAACCCCAACACAAACTCCATGTTTGTCACCTACACCAGTACCTGTATGTCCACCAACACCAACACCTGATTGTTTAACTAATATGTATAGTTGTTATTTAATGTTGACGTATAGAATTATTGATTTTTGTGATGATGTTTTAACATTAGATAGAAGTTTACCTGATTATAGAAGTTTTTCACCCGAATGTTTTGCTAGAGTTATAGTATATCCACCAAACATGACGGTACAATACGATACTTACACCCCACGACCTCATTGGGCAGACAATGTAATTGATTTTGAATCAATATGTGACATAGACCAATTCAACGTTCAAGTATGGAATATGAATATTCCGTGGACTGAAAATCCTGCAGGATTAATACCTACATTATTTGAAGGATATACACAATTTGGATCTATAAATTACATAGGCAGTAAAGAATATTTTGGTTATAATTCATCCAAAGGTCAAACTGATACAGACCCTCCTTACTATTACAATTCATTTGATGAAAAAATCGTTGTAACACCAGAAGAACAAAAAACAATTTCAATTCTTCATTATACAAATCAAACAATAGATTTCTTTTATGGTGAAAAATTTGCATTACAACCTTATGATAATACAAACCCACAAGATACCACAGGACAAGCAAGAAGCTTTAAGGTTCATATTCCTTGGTTAATGTGGCATAAAAACTCAGAATGTTGTTTTGGACAAACTTTTTGGGTAGATCCTCCAGGATTTGATGGTAAAAACTTATTTCAAGTTCAATATTTGACATCTAAAGTTAATAAAGATATGAACCAACTTGGTCTCAGATATTATAATTTGTGGGATACCAACGCAAATGATAATGGATTACCAAGTAGAGTTGGTAAAGTATTTCCAGATTCTAAAATTATAATCTTTGATGATGAAGAAATTGTTGCCGCAATGTCTTACAAGTCAAATAGAAACTTTACGTTACCGGCACCACAAATTTCTTTAATAACCCCAAATGTGTGTGACACAACAACATCAAGTCAAGGTATTTTAACAGGAAATACTGAGGCCATGTATATTACGTATGTTTTAGAAAATGATGGTGGTCTTACAAATTGGATTCATTGTAATTATTATTCTTATATTGTTGGTAACAACAACGAATGTAATCCTGATGTATCTAAAAATGTTAGCGTTAGATTTGGATCTGAATTCCCATGTTTAACACAACCTGGATACGCTCCAGTCACAACCACAACCACAACATACGCTCCTATTACAACTACAACCACAACAAACACACCGGAACCGATTTGTAAAAGATATCAAATTATTAATAACGATTCGAGAACTGCAATAATAACCTTTACACCTTGTTGTGACGAAACAAAAACGTCACCATTATTATTACCAGGAATGACTGGAACAATACTTTGCACAAGTACTGATATTGACCCGATTTCGTCGGCCGTTACAATAACAAACATAGGTGAATGTACAGGATGTACAACAACACCACTAAAAACCACATCAACACCATTAACAACCACAACATATTCACCATTGACAACCACAACAACAACACATTGTCCATTCTGTGATATTGAGTTTGGATTTTGGGCTACAAATTTTAAAATATTGGCTCAAAAAGTTGTAGCAGGACAGAGACCTGATCCTACAAAGTGGAAATTAATTGATTTTACATCACAAATACAAAGTGGGTTCATAAATGGGTATGTTACTCAACCATCTTTAACAGGAACGACATTCATAGTTAGTTCAGAAAATTATACTTCGGCACCATTCTACAATCTAAACAATTATATTGATTTAGTACCTGTAGGAACAACAGGAAGAAAATTAAATTTTGGTGATGAGTATTATTTCTATGGTAATATTGAAACTGACATTCAAGCCACTATATATGAAATGAAATATAAAATCAATTTGAGACAAGTTGAGTTTAAAAAATCACAAAACCCAAGTTGGGTTGACGGAACCCCTTCGTATATAACAGAAATAGGTTTATTTGACGAGAATAGAGATCTTTTAGTATTATCAAAATTACAATCACCAACACTAAGACAAGGCATTCAACAATACGTTGTTAAGTTAGATTTTTAGGGTATAGTATCTTTATAAAACTTTTTTGTTTTTCTTGGTATTTATTATCATGGAAAATAAAGTTTTTATATATGGTGTAGTTGAAAAAAATACGAACAAATTAAGATACATCGGGAAAACTACCGACCCAAAAAGACGTATAAGAAGACACATAAATGAAAGATTTATACACAACACATATAAAGACAGATAGATCAGAAAACTTATTGACTGTGGTGAAGTACCAAAACTAATTTTGATAGATACGGTATTCAAAACGGAATGGTAATATTGGGAAAAATTTTATATATCCTACTATAAATTTATTGGATGTCCATTAACTAATGGAACTGAAGGTGGAGATCAACCAAAGGAAGAAAACATACCGGAAAAAGTAAATTAAAAATGTCAATCACAAAAAAAAGGTAAACCAATTCCGTGAATTAATAATGGTAGTGAACGAAGTGGACAACATAGACAAAATCTGTCTAATTCATTGAAAGGAAAAGTTTCACCAAACAAAAATAAAAAACTTAATGACGAATATAAAAAAAATTATCAGAAGCCTCAACAACTAAAAAAAGTAAAGCAGATGGATTTGAATGGTAATCTAATAAAAATATGGGATTTAATCGCAAATGCTCAAAAAACTTTACAAATAAGACATATATCCGAAGTTTGTAGAAACGTTAACAATAACAAAACTTCAAGTGGATATAAATGGGAATACTTTTAAAACTAAAAAATGAATAATAATAAATTAAAAAATAGTCCTAAAATTTTAGGTCTCGATGTGTCAACTAGAACAATTGGTTGGGCATTATTTGATATTGTTACACAAGAGTTATTGGAATTAAATCACGTATCACCAAGACCAAAAATGGGTGATAATGACGATAAGATTAAAGAACTTTTACATAAATCTGAGATATTCGCAGAAAAATTAAAAGAATATAAAAATTTAGGAATTGTAAGAGTTGTAATTGAAGAACCATTACTTAATTCAAACAACGTATATACTATTCGAACATTACTTAGGTTTAATAGTTTTGTATTCAAAGAGATATATAACATATTAGGGATAGTACCTGAGTTTATATCCACTTATAACTCAAGAAAATTTGCATTTCCTGAGTTGGTTCAAGAAAACGATAAAAAGAAGTTTGTTTTATTTGGAGGATTACCAAAAGATATTGATAAGAAAATGATTATTTGGGAAAAAGTTGCAAAAAGAGAACCTCAAATAAAATGGTTATATACAAAAAATAATACTCTTAAGAAAGAAAATTTTGACCAAACAGATGCTTACACATGTGCTTTAGGTTTTATGAGATCTAAAGGTATTTGGAAGTAATATCACCTAAAATACTGATAATTTGAAATATCGTCCTTTTAGACGATTTTTTTTTATACACATGGGCCAACAAGTGCTATAATCAAGTTAGCACTTGGATTTGTTGGTGTTGTTGATGCACAAATCAAAACAGAAGTACCACCAAGTAAGTTAACTGACGTTGATCCTGAACAATCATAATAAGCAAATTTTATTGATACAACACTTTCATTTGTAATACGATACTGATACAATACACAAGGTGATGGTGTTGGAGTTGGTGTGGGTGTGGGTGATGGTGAAGGACAAGGAGTTTCTAATAGTGTTGTGAAAAATCCTGCAGATTGTTCAATACAATCAGTAAAACCAAATGGTGTATTTTGATAATCCCACTCTAATGCAGATCCAATAGGAAGTTCACTATCTATATATAAATAGGATCCAATTTGATTTGACGTAGTTTCTCTACACACCCATCTACCATTTATAGAATCCCAATAAATTTCATAAGAATATTGAGGGAAATTAGGGAAAACCCAACTATAAGATAATTTACCATTTATAAATGGACTTGGACTTACGTTAACGTTACCACACTCTGAATTCACAACAACACATTCTAAAATAGGATCTGGTGTTGGTGGGGTACATTCTAAACAAGAACCCGAACTTAAAGGACCAATTAAATCCACAACCTCAACAACGTCAATACCACTAATGTTTTCAACAAGACCTTCGAATACCGCACAAATACCAATACCATTTATATACACACTATATACATAACCTTCGTTTAGTGTATTTCCTGATGAATCGAAAATATTTTGTGTTGAATAATAATCTAAACCAGTAAAACAATCTTTAAATTTCTTACTATTAGCACAAGTCATAATTTCATTAATTGCACTAAAAATTGCCGTTCCACTATATACACATGTTCTTGTTACTTCAGGACTCGGTGTTGGTGTTGGTGTTGGGGACAATGAAGGAAGTGGGGTTTTACCAAGACCGCCCATTTCTGCAAAA